GGGGCAGGCGTTCATCGAATACCTGGATCGGGTCGGCGGCAGTCGCGAACTTTCCCTTGGCAAGACCAAGATGGAAGAAGCCGTCATGTGGGCCTGCAAGCACGTCACGGCCTGATCCGATGACTTGGTACACCGACTTTCGGCAGGAGTGGATCGGAGAAATGCTGGCCATATACGGCTTCATTAACCGCGCCCATATCTGCCGGAAGTTCGGTGTTTCCAAGCCGCAGGCCGCCCTTGATTTGCGTGAGTTCCAGAAGGCAAACCCCGGCGCGATGACCTACGACAATAGGCAGAAAACCTACGTCGCGGCCCGGTCCGTCCAGCGAGAGGAACAGAACAATGGCTGACTGCCCAAGTTGTGGCCTGCCGATGAAGCCGGGAGATGCGGGGATTGTTCATACCTATTTCGGCGTGGCGCATGGTCTGCCACGTTGCGTCGCCTTACTACGGGCCGAAATTGACCGCTTGCGCGCTGCGCTTATCAAGGCTGGCCGGGCCGCTGGGGCGCAGATGACGGACGAAGTTTCGACCGATTTCCTGATGCATGTGCCGGATGAAGTCGAGGCCAAGATATTTGCGCTGTCTGAGGAATGCTCACGACAGCCCGAACCCGCCGCCGATCCGCAGGAACCCGCCGATCCTGGCCAGGGAATTGACATACCTTCGCCTGTCAAATCGTCGGGCGTCCAAGACGGACGGGATTTTGAGATACCGACACATATGCGTTTTCCGCTGATTGGCGGGATGCCGGACACCCCCAACGACACTCCCAAAACCGCTATCCCGGAACCCGTCCCGCCCCGTACCTTGGAGGGTGATTCCGAGACATCCGGTAACGGTACGCAGTTGAGCGAGGCGGAATTGGCCATCGTGATTGGAAGCCTGGACCCGGTCGTCCTTCAAATCGAAGACCCGGACGAACGCATCAAGGCCCTGCGCGAATTCATGCGCGACGCGCTGCAATTTCACCTTGTCGGCGCTGAACACATGCTGGCCGAACCGATCCGCGCGATGGACTGCGACGGTAAGGAATTTCTGGTCAGCTATGAAATGGGCGAACCCGATGTGAACATCGGCGCAGGCTGGAACATCGAACCGGCGGAAGCCGAATAGGAGAGAACAAAGACATGGGCAAGACAATCGACCTTTTCGACGTGGACGGGATCATGACCGACTTCAGGTCGCAAGCTGATTACCTGGCCATCAATTCGAACGATCCCGCCGCCGTCAAATCGGTACTGTGGGATCTGAACTGCTGGCTTCACACGCGGCTGAAAGAGCAGCGCGAGATTGCCGAACAACTGACCCAATAGCGGAGAGGTGATCGCGATGAAGCTAACAAACGCTCAGTTGCGGCATCAGATCAAGATGTGCGTCCGCGGCTGGAACCAACACCATAGGGCCATGCAAAAAATAGTGGAACACTGTGTCGAAGTTTACGGTGCAGAGCCTGGCGACGTCGACGCCGACGAGATTATAGACACGTTGGGCGGTTGCGGCATGGCGTCGGAAATTCCCGTCGAAGACTTCGACCGGATCATGAAACAGGCTGTCGAAAGGTAGAGGGCAAAGACATGACCGACGAACAGATCAAACACATGGTTGACCAGTTCCTGCAATGGAAGTTGCCGGAAAATTTCAACCCGGACGGCGGTATCAGTTTTGAGCCGATAATGAACAAGCACACCACCCATCCGATGAAACGCGAGCCGGTCGGCACCAACCTGCTGGACGCCCAGCAGGCGGAAGCGATGGTGCGCCACATGATCAAAGACATGCCTGTCTAACGGGAGGGCCTTATGGCTGGATTGATTTGGAAATGGGACCACGCCGAACCTCTATCGAAAGAGGAATACGAACACTGGATGCGCCACGTCCTGCCATTCGGCTGGTCTATTTTAAGAGCACCGCAATAGGAGCCTGCAATGAGCGAAGAACCGAAAGTGACCATGACTGACGGCACGCCGGTAACACCGGATCACCGTGAAATCGACCCAAAGACCGGAATGCAGAAGGGCTACATAGTCCTTTCCGCAGAAGATCGCGCCAAGGGCTTCGTGCGACCCGTCCGGCGGTCCTACGTGCACGAGAAATGCGGCACTGTCACGAAGATGGGGCAAGCCCTGGCGGAAACATACGCCCGCGATCCGCACTTCTATTCCGGGACATTCTGCGTCGGCTGCGGCGCGCATTTCCCGGTCGGTGAAGACGGCGAATTCGTTTGGGACGGCACAAACGAAAAGGTCGGGACATGACGACGGCGCACTCTCCAAAAAGGGTATTGAAAGACCAGGCGCGGCGCATGGCGAAAATTCTTAAGGCGGCAGAGCGCGGTGACCCCATTGCGGACGACCGGTTCCATAGCATCGCGAACGCTCGGGAGAACGAAACCGTGTCGTTTGCCCTCGTTATGGATGACAAGGTTTTGAAGTTCACAATGGTCTGGACCGCGATCCGCGACGCCGGTGAGAAGGGGTTGGCTGACTACATCTATAGCCAAATGCGCCAACCGACCGAAACGGTTCATTAGGGAGGGTCCATCGACAGGTGAGATATGTCTGATAAAGCGATAACCAAGGTCATGAACATCAAGGAAGCTGCCGAGCGGCTTTGCTTGTCCGTGAGTTCGCTGGAAAAACATTTGCGCCTCATCGGTCGCGTGGACGAACATGGACGCCCGCTGTATCGGTTGGCGCCGGGGGGCGGGAAGAGGTTGTTCAGGGAAGAGGACGTTTCGCGGATATGGGAGACACTGCCGGCAGGAAACGACGGGCCAAGGGCCTTGCCCTCTATGCCCCAGGTGAAATCGCGCAATCGCCGTTCTGGTACGTCCGGGGCACCTATCGGGGCCGGAAAGTCTTCAAAAGCACGGGAAGTCTTAGCAAGCCGCCTGCGGGCTATATCCGAGAAATAGAACGGGAAATCGACGATGCCGTACAAGGCGAGGACAAGTCGCAGATCACGTTCGGAGAAGCCGCCGCGCTCTACATGCAGGAATGCCCGGCTGGTGAACTCAAATACGTCACGCCGCTTTTGGATGAGTTCGAACACAAACCGATTTCGGACATCGATTCCGGAGCGTTGAAAGACGCCGCCAAGAAACTCTACCCCGGAAGGAAACCGGCGACATGGAACCGAAACTGTATCACACCGGCATCCGCGATTATCCACGCGGCGCACGAGCATTGGCCGAAGAAAGTACCGCTGATTCAGTTTTCCAGATTCCGGGAGGAAAAGCCCCGAACGTCATGGGCGACCCCGAAACTCGCGATCCAGATTGTAAAGGAATTGCCCGTGAAGCGCCAGCTTTGGGAACCGTCAAAACGGGGCCAGAAGCGCGTGAAAGCCGGGCGGTACGTGTACCCAAGAGCCTGTGCGCTGTTCTTCTTCAAAACCGGACGGAGAATGGCGGACGGGATCAACCTGACATGGGAGAACGTGAACGAAGGCGAGAAATGGGCTCATATCCCGAAAACGAAGAACGGGACCGAGGTCTATATCCCGTTGGACAAGGAAATCCTTGCGGCGCTGAGAGCGATAGACACCAGAACCGGCCGGGTGTTCGGGTACTCCCATCGAAGACAGTTCTTGGACGACTGGCAAGCGGCCTGTGTGAAGTTGAAGATCGAATACCGCAGATCCAAGGGCGGGCTTACCCCGCACTCGATGCGGCACAGCTTCGGGACATGGTTGAGACAGAAGGGCTTCGACCGGAAGGCGATCAAGGAAGCCGGAGGTTGGGAGTCCGACAAGGCTGTTGATCGATATCTGCACCTGTTTTCCGATGAGCGGGACAGGGCTTTTGAGGCGATGCCGGATTTGATGGAGGAAGATGATGAGTGAATGGCAACCGATTGAGACGGCTCCGAGAGATGGGACGCCGGTGCTTTGCTATTACCCACCCGAGGGCGGCGATGACGGGGTATGCGAAGTGTATTCAAGTCTAGGCGATGGGTACTATGAGTTTTTGCTTGATGGCAGAGACCCGACGCACTGGATGCCCTTGCCGGACCCGCCGAATAGCGTTGAAAATAGCGTGAAGAAATGACGGATTTCTGATAGAATGTATGGATATCAACAGGATACAGAACCGCGCAACTCCCTTGGTAAGGGAGAGGTCCAGAGTTCAAATCTCTGCGGCAGCACCACCAAACCCGCAGAAAACCTAGACTTTCGGCCCATTTGTGCGAATGCCCCGTCGGTATTCTTGCGCAGGATTCCCCGTATTTGCCGACTATTTAGCGTGAAAATAGCGTGAAGTCTGAAAGGAGATTGAGGATGAAGGAGTTGCCGGAAATTCGCGGGATGCCAGACCCCATATTGCTTGGCGAAGTCGGGTCCACGGCGCACGGCACAGGAAATCCCGGAGAGGAAGACCTGGATATGATGGGCATCTACATCGAACCGCCAGAAAACATCTGCGGACTCCAAATGCGTGAGCACTTTATATGGCGCACTCAGCCGGAAGGCGTGCGGTCTGGCCCTGATGATATTGACCTAACGATGTACGGGCTTCGGAAATGGGCCGGACTGGCGGCCAAGGGAAACCCGACCGTCACCTTTCTGCTCTGGTTGCCTGAATATCGGGTGATGACTCCGCTCGGGAAGGCGCTCATAGAATCGCGGTCTCTATTTATCACGAAGGACGCTGGCAAGCGCCATTTGGGATACCTGAAGTCTCAACGAGAACGTCTCGAAGCGGATAAAATCACAAAGGTCAACCGGCCAGAACTCATCGCCAAATACGGCTATGATACCAAGTTTGCCATGCACGCGCTGCGGCTCGCCTATCAGGGTTGCGAACTGCTTGGGGAAGGCCACCTGTCCGTCCCAATGCGCGGCGAAGCCCTGTCGCGGTGCCGCGCCGTCCGATCCGGTCAGGTCAACAAGGCCCAGGCCCTTGAGTGGATTCGAGAACAAGAACAACGACTCGTTGACATGACGGAAGCGTTTCCCACCAAGCTGGACCGCAAGACCGTCGATAGCCGGCTGGTGCAAATGTATCTCGCTAAATGGAGCGCTGATGCCGCCTAACCCCGCCCCGATTTTTTCGATTAGGCCCTTGCAATCTGTATCGCTGCTGCGATGCGAACTGAGATGGAGGATTGAGACATGGACAGAGAATGCGGACACTGCGACGGCGGGGGCTGGATCGAGGCGGGATGCTGGCCTTGCTCTGAATGCAATGGAACAGGTTTTGTTGACCCCGAACCGTTCTGCTGCGCTACCGACGATGACCCGGAATGCACCTATCCAGGATGCCATTGCCGCGATCTATCCAGGCAGCCAAGCCCTGAATTGCGGGCGCTGATGGCCGAATCGCTCAAAACCTAACGGAGACCAGACATGGACCGCAAAGCAGTGATTGAGTGTATGGCGAGGGGGTTGTGTCGTGCGGACGGGCCGGACCCGAACGAACCGAACTGGGAAGACGTGTACTGGGATGCATACACTTGCGGGGCTGCGGAAGCCCTCACCGCCCTTGAAGCCGCAGGGTTTCAGGTGGTGCCGGTGGATCCGACGCAAGAAATGGGGCTGGCCGGCGCGGCAGAGGTGGACAAGCAAATGCTCGGTCCTGGCGCGCCGGCAGATTACCACGCTGCGGTTGACGCTTACCGCGCCATGCTCGCAGCGGCGAAGGAGTAGAGGATATGTTTATTTTCGGACTGAAATTAGTTCTTTATGTGATGGCCGGATTCATCGTTGCGGGGCTGTGGTTTATTGGTGCCATTTGGTTCAAGGACGCCTTTGGACCTGTGTTTGGGGTTCTGTATTTTTTGCTATACATCCCGCTTGCCTTTGCGGTGATGGCTCCAATTCTTGACTGGGCGGCGAAGGAGTAGAGAGGATGAACGTAGATACCGCTTTGAAAATGCAGCCACCGCCGGACGAATGCGAATGCCCGGAATGCGGCGGACCTATGATGCGAAGTCAGGACGCGATAGGCGAATTCTACGTCTGTTGCGGCGACAAGGGAGAATTCGATTGCGGGACAATCGAGATTGAATACATCGGCCACCGCCCCTGGAGCCTAATGCTACGTTCACTATTAGGTCACTGACATAGAGGAGGTGAGGATGGACGCAGCGGAATTATGGTCATGGATCGCGGTAGCCGGCTTCGTGCTCGCAACGGTGATGTTCGCCATGTGGATCAGGGAACAGACCCGTGTGTACAAGAGAGACCTTGTTTTGAAGGGGCTGGTGAACGGCGATTTCATCTCGTTAGAGGATGCGTCAGAAAGTGCCGAATGGGCGCTGAGCGACGAGTGATTCCCCCTTTAGATTCAACGCATAGTGTGGTATAAAGGGGGTGGGCGTAGAAGCGTGTGAGCCACGCGAATTATTCGATGGTTAGCCCCTGGTCGCCATGCACATGTAGCGCTGCGGTGTATGAGTGAAGCCTAGGCAGGGATCGGCGCAAAGCGGATTTACGGAATCGGGTCGCTCCTGGTTCGTCTGAACTCTGCGGATCTAAGCGCAGGACCGAATTCCAGGGAGCCGGGAGTAGCGCCCCGGCCTATGCCTTTAAATTTCCGCTGCTTTGCATAGCCTGACTGTGCTTATCGGCTTGATGGTAAACCGCCTTGGCGGTCAGTTCCTGCGCTCGAACATCTCATTAAGGTGAGATGATGCCTATCGTAAGACGGCATCTCGGGAACTGTCCGGCGCGGCGGTGCTGAAAGTAGAAGCACAGGATGGAAGTGGGCGGGCTTGCCCTTCGGGGTAGTGTCTAACAAGTAGCCGCTTTGCGGTGACGCCGATAAAGGCCGCCAGCCGGAGTAACGCCCGGCCCGCGCCAACATATGATCTATATCGCATACCATGCGTTTATGATCTGGAGCGGAGCGGGAGGTTTCGGCCTCCCGTTTCCATATATAAAATAGCGGCCAGATTTTTTACAGTTGCGCGGAGAACTATAAAGCCAGTTTCCATTCCCGGTAAGATATGCGGGAATGTTTCCGGTAAGGTTAGCGCCCCATGATCCGCCCGGCGATCTTCCCCAGGACGCCCAACCCCCCGGAAGGTGGCTTCTTGTCCTCGGATCGCTTGTAGACATACAGCCCCAAAACCGAGAGGGCGACCGACCACATAACCGAAAGATCGGCCAGGGCGACAATCACCGCAGAGGCGGACCCCGGATCGGTGAGAATGGTATAGACAATCGCACCCATCGTCATGGTCCACGAGAGAATGAGCGCATAGCCCATTGTCGGGCGCATCCGGCGCACATAAGGGTCCGAACTAGCGGCTTCGGCGCGGATCGTTTCATTGACCGCTTGGAGGCGTTTCGTTTCTTCCTGATACAGTGAAATCGCCCGTTGCGCCGTTTGGCGTTGGTATTCCAGCAACAGTTCCGGGTTGGCTTCGAGGGCCTTCAAGGCTTCGCCGTCGTCACCCTTGCCTGTGATTGACTGGGCAACGTCAGAAGCAACCCTGGCGACCTTGGAGACGGTGCTGTCGTCGCCGCTGTCGAAAAGCCCCACAAGCGCGGGCGCTGCGGAAATAAGGGCTGTTAGAATTGGGAGGATCATTTCTCCACACTCCTATGAAACCCCATCGGCACCGTTTCCTTGCACCGATAGAACTCGTTACCGTCCGTATCCAAGACGCCCGTGGGGATGGGGTCGTTGTCCTCATAGACAGTGAGGTGCGGGTCTTGAACATCGCCCTCCCACACATCGGAGTAGCGCACGCTCATTTTGATGTAGCGGGGCATATCAATACTTCCATACAGCGGGCCGCGCCGCGTAGGGGTGGCCCATGTCAACGTGAATGAATGTGTTCTCAAGCCCGATCCCGACAAAGCCGATATCGAAGGCTTCCTTCATGACATCGTACTTGCTTGCCTTGAGCGGGATGATATCGGCGGCTTTCCCGATGGAATGCGCCCCAGGAGCCGTTTTTCCGCGTTCTGCGGGGTGGTTGGGGCATCGGTAGCCCGATGTTACCTGTAGCGGACCAACGCGGTCCCTGAGTGCTTGCAGCGCCTCCATGAATGCGTGATCCATCTTGCAATCGAAGCACCCGCATTTGCAGGCCATTTCCGAAGGGGTGAATCGTGGGGTAAGGGCAGGGTTCCAGTCGGTCATGCTTCATTCGCGGCGCGCTTCCACGCCTCGACCTCTTCGTTAAGTTCGCGGGCGTCTTTGATCTCAAGTTCCCGGCGTTCGATGTGTTCCAGTTCCCTGGCCGCGCGCCCGAATGCGTCTTCCAGGTACCGAAGTTTCCGGGCGTCTGCCTTGTCTTCATAAAGTGAACGGGTGTGCCCGTTGTGTTCAGTTTGTAGGACACGGATCTTGCCCTTGCCGTCCACAACGCAGGGGATGATGTAAAAGCGGTTCATACGGTGTAGATCTTCCTGTCTGGCATTGAAGTGCGGACGCCGGATGCTTTGGACAGGCGGTCCCACACCATCTGAACGGGCACGCGCCGCCGGCCGACATCGCCATAGGTGCGGCTTCGGAAAACGAGGGCCATCGACTGCTTGGATCGCCACCCGGCGTCGTGGTGGAATTTGTCGTTCGGGGCCAGGTTGTTCCAAGACTCAATTTCGATGAGTCCGTATTCCTTCGCGACCTGGCGATGATGAATGTGGCCGGTGTCGATGTAGAAGAACTCGGCTTGTTTCAGCGCATCGCGGTAGTCGCTCAACATGACATCGGCCAGTTTCTTGCCGCTTGCCCTGTCACTGTGATGCACCAGAACGAAGGTCTTCCCCATCAAATAGGGGATGAAGACGGGTTCGTTCGGAACCGCCGTCACGCGGTCGCTATCCGCGTAAAGCGTGCGGATCAGGAAGGCCATCCAGATATCATTGGTCCTGGAGTGGTTGCCCTGATTTATGATGACATCGACATGCTGGAACTTGGTGAGCGCACGGTCGATGAGAGCCTTGAACAGCGCCCCATAAACCTCGATCATCTTGGGAAATCGCCCGTCGGCGTCCAGGCGGTTTCCGCTCTGCTCGGTTTCCGCCTTGAAATTCTCGTAATGGGTTCCGTCGCCCATGTCGTTGATGACGCACCGTTCGCCCGGTTCGCATTGCTCAAGAAGCATGTCGAATGCCGCGCCTAGTTCCGCAGCCCCGATATCAAGGTCGAAATTATGGCCTGTCTCTCGCATCCAGGAGACCATCCCGAGATGAGCATCACCGATCTGAAACCAGGGGATGATGTCCTTGTCCGGGTTCTGGAACGTAAAGGGCGGGATTTCTATTTTCGGTCGGTCGGCCAGGAAGGCTTCCACGCCGGACTTGATACGGTCTTCCTCGTCTTCGCCCTTCTCCATCCGCGCCCAGGTTTGGATGACCTTGCCCGTGGCGTCTGACTGGATCGTGACCTTGCCCAGCGTCCGGCCCATCGGGAACGGGTTGTATAGCCCCTGATCCGGGGCATATCCCGCCGCCGTGGCCTTCTTCTCGATGGCGCGGATTGCGGTGCCTATACCGGCCCGGTCACAGCCCAGCGCGTCAGCGGCCTTGCGTTCGCTACCGTGTTTGAAATAGGCGAGGTAATGTGCCCATTGCTTTTCGGTAGCGAACTGCTCAAGGTTCGCGTCGAAGGTGCGCACTATGATTGGTTCCGGGCGGCCTCACGCAACATCCCCTCGACGACGGAATGCGGCATCGGCCCAGGGCTGGCGAAGCATTCCCCCATATGGAGGACAAGCAGGGCCGCGCGTTGATTGTAGTAGACGACCACGCGGTCCGGCTCCCAGTCGGTCACGGGCTCCATGCTGTTGATCTTCGCGACCACCGCTGATGCGTTCGGCTCGGGAACCTGGAAGTTGGCCGTGATGTTGTTCTGGTTCAGGTAGGACGCGAGCATCTCAACCGGCCCCGTTCCCGGTCCACACTCTTGCGCATAGGCATTCGAACACAAAAAAACGGCCACCAGGGCCGCGATCAGGGTACGCATGGTCAATCTCCTATGGAATAAGTTTCTGGAAATCGAGGCCAAGCCATACGGCCAGCCCCAACAGGAAAACCACTGCCCCCCATTTGATAAGCGAACTGAAAATTGTGTCGTAGAATGTCCTCCAGAAGCGTTGGCACCGCTGCCGCGACTCTCTGAGGAAAGCCATGTCCTCTTGAATGCCTATCGGGTCTTCCGTGTCGAACCCGAACAACTGGAGGGTTTCCTTTGTGGCGATCGGGACGGCCCGTTTCACGGTGTCGTCGGCTACGCGACTCACAGCCTTTTCTATCAGGGACTCAAGGTCGTGGCCCCGGCGGCGATCGTTTCCATCCCAGGTCATGGCTTTCTCACATTGAAGGTGTTGTCTCCATCGCACCACGGAATGTAGCGGCAGATCGCTGCAAGCACCCTGCGCCACCAAGGGCGGGGCTTCGCGGCGGTGCGGCGCATACCGTAGATGCGGGTCAGGTCGTCGTCGGTCATTTGCCCATCGCCTTTGCAGCTGCGGCGCGGGCGGCGCGGTCGATGGCGGCGTGGTCCTGCCTGATCGTCGTCATGGCGACCGGTTCCGGCCCCATCGCAGCCGACGTGCCGGGCCAAGGAATGTAGACCATCTGTTTCATATCGTCGGTCATGGGAACTTGCTCTGGAGGAAGGCCAACATACCCGCGCGGCCGGCCAGGGTGTCGTTGCTCGTCGCCGCGACCACTTGGTAATAGGTCGCGTCAACAACCGTGGTGGAGCCGCCCGTGGAGAAGCCCGTCCAATTCAGGTCCAGGTGGATTTCAAGGATTGCATCCGTCGCCGTGGAACCAACCCCGAGGTCATCGTAAAGCGTGTCCCTGATCTGGAAGACATCGCTCGAAAGCCCCCCGGTCTTGGAGTGGATGATGACGCTTGTTCCACTGGACGCAGCCTCGCCGGTCTGTCCGTTCGCGGCGAGAACGCCAGGCCCAGACCCACCGGCTTCTGCGTTCAAGAGATACTGGTTCGCGGTATCCGTCCCGCCTGTTCGGAGCGCAAGCCATATTGTGGTCCCGGACCCGGGCGCAGACCATGCCGGGGAAACGGCGTCCTGCATCTTGGTCGTGGAACCGTTAAGCACGAAACCCACGGGGGAAGATGTGTTCGGCGTAACGGCAGGTTCACCAGATGGCGTTTCCCACACATAGGCCGTGGAGGATTTGGAGGTGATGTCGGAAACCAGACTGCCGTTGAAGGTGTACTGGGCCGCGTCCGATCCGTCGAACCAGAGCGCCACCGTCCCGAAATCCGCCGGGGTAATCGTTGCAGCCGCACCGGTTGAGAAGTTCCATGTCGTGTCGTCGGATATCCCGGCATAAGCGTTGCCGTACCGGTCTTCCACAACACCGGAAGCAATCTGGACCGCGTAGGATTTGGATGCGGTGAGGGGTGTCGTGGGGACGATCATCATCACCGTGCCGTCGAAACGCACCTGGGAATTCGGCACCGTGATGACCGTCTGCGAAACGTCGGTCAGGTTTTTGATCGTGATATTGCCGGAACCTTCGGTGATGATTTCGCCGAAGTCCAGAGCCAGGACACCGTTCGGGTTGACGCCCGTTGCGTTGTCCGCCGGTGAATAAGTGCTGACGGTCGGGGCGGAAGACTTCGCGGATGCTGCGGCCCAAAGCGTATAGAGATCGGCCCCGAGCAATCGGAGATCCGCAGCGGAGAAGTGCACGACATCCGTTCCGGGGTAAGCAGAAGTGTCGGCGATGGAACAGAACGTATTGCGGGAAGGTGTGTCTTCCAGAGCGGCGTTGATTGCGGGCCAGCCCTGATCCGCCGCGATGGATTTGACAAACCCGGTCATGATGAACGGGCTGTTACCGTCCGCCGCCGTGATGTCCGTCCGATAGTCCGTAATCATCTTGTCCAGCATCTCGCTGAACTCGCGCTGGGACATGTGATTGTCCACGTCGGCGTTGGATTCGCCCAATGAAAAGATGAACCCCGAGAAGGTGAAATCCGGCTGCGCGGTCATCAGCGCATTCACGCGGGCCACGTTGTCGTTGTAGATCGCGGAGCCCTTCTCGTGCTCGATCATCAAAGTCGCTGCTTTCGCGCCGCCCACGAGACAGATTGCGCTGTTCGCGTTGTTGCTCAGAAAGGTATTTGCGAAGGTGATGTCCAACCCCATTTTCGGGGTCACTTCGTCCTGGCTGTTATTGTATTGCTGGATCAGCGGGGTCGTCGTATCGGCAGGTCTGGCTACAACGTTGTTGTTCGGCCAAGCCGTGGTGGAATACCAATGCGAGGTGCCCGTGGAATGAACAGCACCGGAATCGTAAGCGGTCGGGCCTTCGGCGTTGGACTGGCCGAAAATCAGGAATACGTTGACGTTGAACCCCGGACGAAGGAGGTAGGTCGCCGCCGTGGAAGCCGCATCCGCGACCGCCGCGTCATACTCCGCTTGGGTTCGAACCGTGTATGCATTCGCCGTGGTCGTGATCGTGACGGTATGGTCGAAATTCGAACCGTCTTTTACATATCGAACCGTGAGGGAATAGGAAGCGGAAAGACCCGCCGTCACCCCTGCCGAGGACGGGGCAAGTTTGTAGCTGTCCACGATCTGCCAATGCGCCGAATCCGTCCCAGCGGTGATCGTGGCGGAATCAGGTGTCGCGGAGAACGTTCCGACCGTCTGGTCCCCACTGCCCGCAGCCCCTGCGCCCGCAAGGGTATCTCGGCCAAAGACGAAGGTCGGGTCCGTCAGAGGGTCGGCAACGCCGGACGCCACGACAACAGGCCGCCGCCCCATCCGCATGTCCATTCTCATGCTCATCGGGCCGCCTCGATGTCAGGCATGAAGGTGCCTTTCCGGCTTTCCAGCGTGGACAGCACGGACAGGATCGCCGAAGAAGCCGCGGTCTGTGTCGTGCCGTTGGACTGGAAGGACTTGCCGTTCTTGCTGAACACGACGAGCCCTTCGGAAAGACCGGTGACAGTCTCCCCGGCGCCCGTCAGTTCCTCGACCGTCGCATAGGACCCGTCGCTGAAATGAACCTTGCCGTTCGCAAATCGCGCCATGAAGGCCTCCTATGTCTTGATGATGAAGTTGACGACCAGGAACGGGTGCATCGTGTTGTGCGCGGTGTCGCTGCCGGCGCTGCCGCCTGAACCCGTGGCAAAATTCGCCCCGGAAGCGAGTGTCGCGCCGGCCACGATGCCCGTGTCGGCATGGCTGTGCGCCGCAAGTTCCCCGGTGGTCAGGACGTGGTCTTCTTCCCCGCCGCTATCGCCCTCGTTGCGGGTGGAGTAGGAACCGCTTTCGCCGTTCGGAAGGCCCGCGTCGTTTGTGCCCAGCGGGGAACGTCCACGAAGGTCGGGAAGGTTGAACGTGGTCGATCCGTCGCCAACCCCGTAGAGCGTGCCGATGGCGGAAAACAGGTCGGAATAGGTTGTTCTCGAAACCGCGTCGCCGTCGCACAGAAGCCAGCCGGACGGTACCGTTGCCGCCGTCCCGAAGAACGGTATGCCTGCGCCGGTCGGGATAGACGTGCTGGCCGGGGTCGCTGCCGCGACCGAGAAGTTCGTGCACCGCCAATCCCCGGTGGCGTATTCCACGAATTCCGCCTCGTCCCCCGCCGCCGTGGTGATGTTCGCTCCCCCCGGAAGGATCAGGTCGGTTGCGTGATGGGTCAGGGTCAGTGCCGCGTCGAAATGCAGTTTAACGACGGTGCCCACCCCCTTGGTCCCGATGGAGGTAATCGCCGTGGTGCCGGTGATGTCGAAGTAGTTCCCGTCGCCCAGCGTCAGGGCATTGGCCGAAGCGACATCCGCCCCCTTGGTCCAGGTCTGGGTTTTGGTGAAGGTGTTGGCTACCCCGGTTCCGGCGGCGACCAAGGCATCCCGCGCTTCGGTCCCTGTGTCGTACTGCAGGAAGGTCGCCATAAAGGCGGATACTGTCGCGAGGTTTAGATCGGCCGCCGCGACGACCTCTGGGTCGCCCGTGCTCTCATCGAAAGACAGTATTTTCCCGAGCCGTGCCGCGCGGGTCGGCAGATTGCCGATGCTGCTTTCCGACAGTGGCGCCTGAAGCGCCCGGTTGTTCCCGTCCAGAAGGTTCAGAACCTGCTGAACGATGATATCCATCCCCTCCTCGATATCGTCCAGATAGTTGCCGGACGGCAGCAGGATTTCCTGCAGGTTCGGCGGATCCAGAAGGATGACCAGTTTTTCGCCCGACGCCGGGGTGTAATCCGTGGGCGAGGTGTCGACATCGACCTGCCCCGTGATCGCCGTGCCGTCCCCGGAAAGCGTGTATTCGCTGCCCCGCGTCCAGGTCGTTTCCGTCCCGGCCGAATTGACATGAATGACCGTGACGTGATCGGCGTCATAGTATTTGAACCCCACGGCAAAGGCCGCGGTCGCGCCGTCGCCGTCATAATCGGAGCGGATCGTTGCCGATGCGATTCCCATGGTGCCTCCAATAAAAAACCCCGCCGAAGCGGGGTTGTGGTTTCAGATGTCCGTCGCCCTACCGGGTCGCGGAAACCGGGCCCAGGATGTATTCCTGGCCGCGTTCCTCTTTCGCTCTTTGTTCCACCCGGCGCGCGAAACCGGGGCGGATGTATTCCGCCATGGGCCACCACAACAGGTAGTCGGTGACCCATTTCGTGTAGAAGATGTTTCCCCCCGGCGTGACCGTTTTGGCGATGCGGTTCGCCGTCGCCGCCGCGCCGGTTGCGTCGCCGTCAGCGACCTCCCCGATCAGGTCGGCAGCGTTGAAGACGACCCCCAGCGCCGGGCCGGCGGTCTGTTCGAAAATCCCTTGCCCGGGGATCTTCTTCTCGTCGAGAAGCGCGAAAACCAGGTCGCCATAGAAACCCGCCCCGCCCCCGGTCAGCCAGGCATCCGCCCAGGTCGCGGGGTTGCGCGGGTCTCTCGGTTCCTTCCCTCCCGCGATGTCCTTGATCGTCCCCGCCAGATAGCCGTAGACCAGCGCGGAAAGGGTCAGGTGCAGGGCATAGCCCACGTTCAAGCCGTTCTCGCCGTAGAACCGGGACAGGTGCTCCTGGAAATAGGTGACGGAGAAACTTTTCAGATGCGTGAACAGCACCGCGATTTCGGTCAGGATGTCCCCGCGCTCCCCGCCCCTGGCCCGCATCAGGCTCGTCGTTCTGGCACCCGGGGTCAGGATGGCGCTGTCCGTGAAACCGACCATGAATTCCCGGAACCGGCGGAGCGCGCCTTCATCGGTTATCATGTCGGGGTCGATATAGGGTCGCCCCTCGATCGTCGAGGAAGCCCCCCGGATCGCGTCCCAGTCCTTTGAAGTCAGATTGTAGGCCTGCATCTCCCTCAGAAGCTGCGGGTTCAGCGCATCGAATCCCAGATCGGAGACCCTGGCCAGATAAGACGCCAGCGACAGCGCCGCGGCGGATTTGAAACTGTCGTTCAGCCAGTTCATGCCGGTGATCCGCATCACGGCGGCGACCAGGAAGGACCCCTGCCCGCTTTCCCCGTCATTGCCCATCCATCTTGACTGGACAGAGGTCATCAGCCCCTCCAGACCCACCCCCAGGGAGTTCGCGATGCGTTTGGTCTCCCCGGTCCCCCGGCCCCGTTTCAAGCCGCCCAGCACGGCCCCGTGGGCTTCCAGGAAGGGAACGCCGATATCCGCCAGCCGTGCCGCCGCCGTCCCCGCATCGGCCAGGGACGCGATCGACGCCCCCCCCAGCAAAGCGGACCCCGTGATGTTCTTGGCCCAGTTCACGGCCCGGGCAAGTTTGCCCTTGAAGCCCAGGGCGGAGGGAAGCCGCCCCGAATTCCCGGCGACCTCGTCGTAGAGGCGCATCACATGCTTGGACTCGCTCTGCAGGCGATCCGCGATGATGGGGTTTTCCCGCAACTGGTTCCCGGCGTAGTCGATCAGTTCCCGCAGCATGTATTCAGGGTTCGGGCCCAGATGCATCATCGCCCCGATCGCCTTCGTCATCCCCTCCACGCCATAGGCGAAGCTGGACCCCACATCGGTGTTGCCGAATTCCTGCATATAGGTCCAGGACGACCCGTCTTTCTTGAAATGCAGGGACCGGCGGTGCGACAACCGTTTCCCGAAACTGCCCGGCCCCTTGAAGCCTGGAGGGGCGCCGAGGTCCGCGACCAGATCGGCGGGTTTCCCCAGCACGATATTGTCGAAGGCCTTGCTCAGAAACTCCAGCTTCGCGGCGTCGGCCATCACGCCGAACGTTCTTTCGTGGTCCAGCAGGTTCCAGATTTTCTCGATCCAGGCCTGTTTCCCGGCGCGCACCATCTTGTCGCCGTTATGGCCCTGCTTGATCAGGTAACCCTCAAGTTTCCCGATATCGGCGCCATGCCTGTTGGCCATGCCTCTAAGGAATTCCTGGGTCGCCTCCATCGCTTCGGCGACGTCTTTTGCGATCTTCACCCCCGACGAGCCGGGATTGTCGGCCTCCATCATCAGCAGCCGGCCGGCATCCCTGGACCGCAGGAACTTGACCGCTTCCTTGGTGTCCAGCCCCCTGGCCTGCAACTCGGCTTCGAACAAGGCGTTGGCTTCGGCTTCCAGGGCCCGCGCGCTGCGCTCGATGCTGGCCTTGAACCGGGAATCGCCGGGAATGCCCACGGTCAGGCTTTCCAGATACTCGCCGACCTTCTCCGGTTCCTCGCGGGCCAGGGCGTCGATGCGGCCCCTTTCCTTCAAGCGGACCTGGACCCTCAAGGCGGCGTTGCGTTTCTCGACCAGGGCGGCGCGCTCCGCGCTCTCCGCCATTCTTACAACGGCCTCGGTCACCGCTTCCTGTAGATCGGCGACGGAGGAATCCGCGCGTTTCCGGTCCACGATCGCGGCGACTTCCTCCAACAGGTCTTGGGCCTCGTCATCCGTCAGGCTTGGCGCGGCTTCGCGGATCGTGCCGATGCAATCGGAATAGGCCATCAGAAGATACTCAGCAGGCAGGCCGCGGCGCGTTTCAGTCCGAACCCGGTTTCGCGGGCTTTTTCGACCGCTTCCGTGGCGGCGTCGATTTCGGCGGTGTCGGCTTTCACGGGGGCGGCCTCCTGCATCAGGTCTGTTTCGGCGACGGTCTCCGCGATATCCCGTTCCAGTGCCGCGATGTCGTCATTGGCGGGCCGCATCTTCGCGGCGGCGCGTTGCGCTGCTGCTGATTGTTCCTTGGCGAAGACACGGTTCTGCGGTTCATGGGCGCGGCGGGCGGCCGTTTCCAGAGGCTCTCTTTCCTGGCCAATGCCGCTGATGGCATCCGCCGCTTGACGGCTAGCGGCGGCTTGTTTCTCGCCCCGCCTGATCTCCCGAAGTTGGGCGCTCTCGGCGGGGGTGGCCTCAAAGTTAAACGTGAAACCACGCTCCACGCTTTGCTCCGGGTAGTCGGCATTTCGAACCCGTGGGTCGTCCTTTGGAACATCCAGGTAGTAGAGCGGAAGATCTGAACGGTAATTCGCCGCATATTCTCTGTTGGTGCTCACCCACCGCCCGGAATTTCCGTCACCCCGCTCGCCGCTATGATAGACCCGCGTGAAGCCTTCGCGGACAGGGGGTTCATCAATGCCCGTGTCCGGCACCCCCGCCGGCCCGCGCTCCGGGTTCACCTCGTCACGCCCCAGCGTCCCGGCATCGCCCAAGGTATCGCTGCGGCCAAGCGTCTGCGTCGAGGCTTCGCTACCGGCCCGGATATTGGGTTGCTCCGCCCGCGCCAGCGTCGTTGACCCCATCAATTCGGCTTTGCTGAACGCGCTCTCCCGAATGATCGCTTCGGTAACGACCGGCTTCCGTCCCTCGGCCAAGGCGGCAACGCCGGCGGCCATGGCGTCGCGTTTGACTTCCGGCGGCGCTGATTCAAGCTCCCGGCGTGATGCAAGATCGGCGAATCCACCCCCGACCGCATGAAGCCCGCCGCCCAGCACGGACCCCGCGACAAGGTTGAACAGGCTGTCATAGATATCGTAATCGGCCGCCCTGATATCGGCCCCGTACAGCACCAGGGGCTCGACAAGTCCGGCCCCGACGGCCCCCTCAAGCGCCCCAACCCTTGTGCGGATCGCGGCGCGTTCCAGGGGTCCGGACGCCCGGCGCAGCGCATTGGCGTATCGCGCGGGGCCGACAACCGGAACGAAGCCCGAGGCGATGTTGATCGGGTCCAGCAGGGAAACCCCGATCCCCGTCGCGAAACTGGCCACGGTGGTGCCGACACCCTGTTGCGAGGCGGCCAGGATGCCTTGCGTCTTCAATTCGTCCTGCCGCCATTTGATACGCAGGTTCAGCCCGTCCAGCGTCTCCCCTTCATAAGGCTCGATCTGGCCTTTCAGCCCGACCTCGTCCAGCAAGGATACCTGTTCGTCCAGCCCGAGATATTTGGAGGACGGCCCCAGCCTCTCGGAATCGGCCTCGACCCCTTCCCGGATGCTGCCGACACGGTTGACCCGCAACGGCCCCTCCCGCGCGACGGTCAGATCCTTGACGTTGCCGATCGTCCCCGCCGGATTGGTGACGGACGTATCGCGCGCGACGGCCCCAAGGGTGTCCCCCAGGGATACGGACCCCAGCAGGGGCAGCGGTCTGTCCGTTGAAAAGGCGGTGTTCGGTAGCTGCATCTTCCCTTTTGCCTAAAAAGTCGCCATATACGGGGCGATGAAAGAGATATTCCTTGCGTTGCTGCTGGTCTTCTCCCCGGCGGCAAGCGAACCGCCGACCGAGACAGGGCCAAACTTCAACGAACCGTCGCGGCAGGAAGTCCCGGAAGACATCCCCCGGGATCGCTGCATCATGGCGATTTACGGCCCGGAACTTCAAAAAGAGCGCGGGATGCGAATTGGCGGCTGGCGTCCTCCCGTATCGGAGAACACCAGGGCTTGGCTGTACATGAAACGCGCCGAAGGGAAGCTGACCCTTCGGTTCTGCGATGATGAAACGGCCTAGCGAATAATGATGTCCTCGGCATCCGGCTGAATGCTGCCCCCCATATTCTTCTCCCGTTCGATCCGCCCCAGCCGTTCCCGGCCCAGCTTTTCCAGAACCGAAATCGGCACGGTGATCGGGTTGCCCTGGGGGTCGCGGATGGCCTGGGCAACCCCCGGCGCGTCCTCGACCAGCACGGCGGATTTGCCGTCCGGGGCAATCTCGAACCGGCCGCTGTTTTCCAACACCATGCGCGCGATGTCCTGCACATCGGCGTCCCGCATCCCGGTGTTGATCTTGAAAGCGTTCGCCTGTATCGGGTCGATGGCGAAGGTCGATGTCTTGCCCGGCCTGCCCTGAAGCGCGGCTTCGGCTTCTTCCCTGGACCCGAAAGAGGGCAGTCCGGCGAACCGTTTCATTCTGGCCTGGTGCTCCGCCGCGATGGGCTGGACCGTGTTGCCGTCGATCACGGTGGGCACCGCATAGAACTTGCCCCGGTCCTCGACGATGACGGGGTTTCCAGCGATCGCGGGCGCCTGCTTCGGCGCGGCAAGGGTCGTCTCGAACCAGGCGCTCGCCCCGGCCCCGATGACACGGGGATCGATCGTCACCCCGGCATCGACAAGACCCCGGATGCGGGGTTCCTCGACGGGCTGGAAGTTCTTCGCCAGAACGGCGGAGACCGCATCGTCCACGGCGTCGCCGACGCTCTTGCCTTCCGTCACCATGCCATAGGCCAGCAGTTTGGCGGATTGCGCCATGGACCGCGTGAAGGCGGTATTCCTGCCCCCGGCCAGCCGGAACGTCTGTTCGAAGGCGGTAGCGATTTCGTCGTCGATGGAATCCCGGTCCGCTTTCTGGACCTGTTCCTTCAAGACCTTCATGCCCCCGGCCTGGGCGATGCCGACAACCTTGTTCTGCATCCTTGGCGATGCGGTCAGGAAGCCGACCGCCGCCATGTCCTCGCTCAACCCGGCTTCCTGCAATTCGCCCTGGACGCGCGACCAGTCCTCGCCCGATGCCGTGGCGAGGTCCGCGATAAGCTGCGCCGCGGTTTCCGGGCTGCTCACGGCTTCGGTATTGATGGCGTCGACCATGGACTGCGCCGAGGACGACGGCAGCAGGGTCCGTTGCGACGGCAGATAGCCTTGATCGTCATAGGCCTGGTTCAGCGCCGCCTTGTAGGCTGCGAAATTCTCCGGCGACGGTTCCTGCTGGAACGCATCGAAGGCGCCTTGCACCACGGTCGATGTCGCCCGCGCCGTGCCCGCGCCGTCCCGGTCCCGGGCAACCATGACCTGTTGAATGGCCTTGTCGATATTGGCCAAACGATCCTGCTGGATGCCGAAAACCGCCATGGCTTCCGGGGTCGCAACCGGGGTTTCCAGATCGGCAGCGACTTCCTGCCGGCGCGCCAGCATGGCTTCCGGGGTCATCGACGGAATATCGTTGACGTCGCGGTGCATCTCGACCGCGATATCGCGCTGGTCCTTCAGGGCTTCCCGCAGATCGGGGTTCTTGACGCTGGCGTCGATCATCTTGTCGCTGACCCGCGCGATGGCGGATTCCGTCAGCGGCGCGCCCCGGCTCATGGCGTTCACCGTGGCATCGAACCCGGCCAGATATTCCCGTTCCTTCGTCTTGCGTTCCTGCTCCGCCTCGCGCTCGATCCGTTCCACCTTGGTCCGGGCCGCGGCCTGCCATTTCAGGCGGTCGCCCTGGTCCATGCCCGCGAATTCTTCCTGCTGGTCGATCTCGAGCAATGCCCGTGGATCCTGCGCCAGGATGCGCCCGGCCAAGCCGTTCAGGGAATCCGTTGCGAAGGCGTTGCTCAACTGGTCGTGCCTGACCCGGTCGATCACCCCGTTTGCGAGAAGGTTGTCCAGCACCATGACGCCGTTGACGGCCAGTTGGTCCCGGATTTCGGGGTCGTCGGATGTCGCGAAGGCATCGACGATATTCCGCAAATCGCCATTCGCATTGGCCAAGAGGCGGTCGCTTCTGGCATCGGCCGAGATATTGCCGACCCTGACCTGGTAGTCCTGCCCCGCCAATTGGGCGGTCTGCTTGAACTGCTGCGCGAAATCCGGGCGCAAGCCCTGGGAATAGGTCTCCACCTTTTCCTTGAGAAATGCGTCGAACCGGCCCGGCAATGTGTCCGGGTCTTCATCGTTCTTCGCTTCCATCAGGAATTGGTTCAGGTCCGTCGTCAGGCCGGTACGGGCGGAATTCTCCTTCTCCCGCTGTTCCGCAAGGCTGATCTGCCCGATACGCTGGCGCAGCCCGTCCGCGGCATCGGCGACGCCGCCCAGATAAGCGCTCTGGTCCGGAATGTCTATGCCGGGATCGGCGGCGACCCGTGGACTGACCCTGGTTTGAAGGATGGGTACCCTAGCCAATCGTCAAACCCCCTGCCCTACCGGTGTCATAGGCCGTGGAAAGCAATGTGGTTCCGGCCCGGAAAAAACTGTTGCCCTGCGCCCTGGACCCGGAAAGCCGCTCGAACCCGGCAGACTGCCGCAGCCGTGTGGCCCGGATATCCCCGCCGGCGCGGACAAGCCGCTCATCGGCCCTTGCCGTTCTGGTGTTCTGCGCCTGCAACAACAGGGCGGTGCCGGTATTGGCCGACCCCCCGCCCCCGGATTGGATCGCCCTTGCCCTGGCCAGGAAGGCGTTGTTCTCCTGCTCCAGGTTCCTGGCTTCGAGTTCGGCCAGTTCCTGCTCCTGGGCGGCCTGCTGCTCCATGATTTGGGCGCGCTGCCGGGAATCGGCCTGCGCCTGCGCGCCCTGGCTGATCGACCCTATCGCGCTGATCACGCCGAGACCGGCGGAAATCGCTTCCATCGGCCCCAGCGTCAGGGCGCCTATCGTGACGGGATCGAAGCACATCGCTACATTCTCTCGTTGATGGCGAGGTCGAAGGGCATACCCCGCACCGTGCAGGGTCCGTGATCGCCCTCGACATAAATCCGCGTATCCGGGCCCCACGCCCCGGAAATCGCCAGCATCTTGGTTTGCCCGGTATAGAGCGGCGCCGGCAGGGTCGTGGCATCCGCGACCTGGCGCAGTTCCACGGGCTTCGTCGGGGTTTCCTCGGTTCCGAAGAACAACGAATTCTCCGCCGTCTCCAAAAGGTTGAACCCGACCTTCTGCGGCACCTTGTTCTTCCCCGTCGCACTGCCCGCCTGCGCGCCATAGGCAAGCTGCAGGGACTTCCATTTATGCCGGTAGCCCAGCCCGACCTGCGCAACGGACGCGGCGCGGTCCAATGTGATCTGGCCGGACGCCACGGTCTTGTCGGTCTGCAAGGCCCCATCCGCCCAAATCTTCACCGTCTCCCCTTCCAAATGGTCGAGCCCCGTGATCGTCGTCGTCGACGAGCCGTCATAGGTCACGATGCTGTCGAAGTAATAGGCGTCTTCCTGGTCGTCCTCGTCGCCGTTGTAGATCTTCTCGAAAACCTCGACATAGCGCTTGGTGGCGCCGTTGATGGTGCGTTTGACGATCAGCCAGACCTCATGCCGGCCGGTCGAATCCTTGACCTGTCCCGCCCCGTCGGTTCCGGGGATCGTGGCGATGCTTTCCACCACGGCGTCGCCTGACCCGAAAGAGCCCCCCAGGATATGCCTTGACCAGCCCAGGATTTCCTGTTCCGGCTGATAGGTCAGCGCCGCCAGCACCCCGTCATTCCTGACGCACCAGACAATCGAATCCGGCTCCTGCGCATAGGCCATTTCCCGGACCCCGGTCTTCAGAACGCGGTCGTTCAGAATGGTGAGGTCCAGGGATTGATAGGCGTCGTCGTTGAAACTGTATCCGTATTCCAGCAGCTTCCGGTCGGTGCGCTGGACGTAAAGCTGCCGGTTCCGGGCCTTCAACGCGGCCACGGTTTCGGACCCGCCGAAGGTGGTTTGCGGGACGGCATCGATATCGCTGGGCAAAAGCCTCTGCCCCTCGCTCTCGACCGTCCATTCCCCGCCCACGGTGCCCAGCGCAAGCCTTCGGCGATAGCTGGCCCAGACGATGGTGTTGACCTCCTCCGCCGCCATGCGGAAGGAAAAGGCGTCGTCGTCCTCGACCGTGTCGTTCAGGTTGTCTTCCGTGAAGTCCTCGATCGCGCCGGACTGGGACAGATAGAATTTCTGGGGCTCGTCCGATGTCGCGGCCATGAACATGCGCTGCTGCACGAAGGCGATGACCCTTGGGTGCCCCGTGGTGGTGCTGAACTCCCCCAGTTTCCATTTCGATTGCCCCGATGTCGGGAAATCCACGGTGCCCTTCCGGTCCACGGAGACAACCGTCGTGGACGTGTGCGCCGTGATGACGCCCCAGGCCCATTTGCTGGCGGTTCCGTTATAGATCCGGATCAGCCTTCCCACATCGGTGGTCTGGAACCCGGCCCCGTCGTTGATCCCCGTAACAGCGGATGCCGTGACCGTGATCCCGAAGCCTGAAGCCGCCCCCGGCGTCATCGTGGTCGCTGTCGTGTTCTCGTCCCCGAAAGGGCCGTCGGTGAGCAGCACCTCCTCAAGCGACCAGCGCAGATCCCCGAACCGTTCAAGACGATAGACCGGGTGGGTTTCCGATGCGGTATCCGACCCCCTGGCCAGATACAGCACATCCGGGGACTGCGCGTATTTCAGGAAAGGAAGATCGCTTGACGTGTAGGGTGTCGCGATTTCCAGCGGCTCGTTGTCCAGAATGGCGACGTCGTCGATCTTCTTGGTCTTGTCGTCCTCGTTCCTGAACTGCAGGAAGACCGAGGAATTCGTCGCCGGGTCGAAATCCAGGGCGTGCCAGCCCGCGCCGGCCACGAAATCGTTGACGATATCCGTCGCACCCGATGTCGACCCGACCCTGACCTTGACCGTATCGCCGGGCGCGCCATAGACGCGGAACCGGACGACATGGACCGTGGAGCGGAAACTGGCGCCGATGGCGATTTCCTGCTCCGCTATGGCGGTCTGGCTGGCATCTCCCACAAGGTTCATCATGTCCAGCGTGGAATCGTGGCTGATCGCCGCGGTGCCGCCCGTGGACTGGTCCGTCCATCCGGTCACGCCGCTGTCGAAGGTGCCGTTCGTGATCGCGGCATCGGTATCCTCGACCGCGACCCTGGCTTGAAGCCGATAGAAGCGCAGCGTCGCGTTGCCGAATTCCAGGCCATAGGCCCGGATCGTGGAGAACTGGAACCCGATCATCCGGTGGAAGGAGGAAGAATCCGCTACCTCCTTGATAAAGCGGGACGCCGGGCGGCGGGTCCATGCCCCTTGCGGCAGGGGCAGAATGTTCAGGAAGCGTGCGCCGGCGCTCGCGTATTTCGCGAAGTCGACGCGGGCGTCCATCCGCTCGCCGTATTCCCCCGCATTGAAATCGTTGAACGCGGGCCCGACGCGCATCTACCAGCCGTCCCTGTCGGACCCGGAATACCGGGCCGTGACCCAATCCGAGTCCGGCCCGAAATCGTCCTCGCCGTCGTCGATCGCGTCGTTGCTGTAGGCCCTGGGAAGGGAGACCCGCTCGAACCGGTCCAGATGGTCCTGCGCCAGGGCGCGGGAGCCGGGAAGGTCATAGGCGAACTTATGCGCCAGCAGGTCTTCCAGGGCGGCCCGGAACAGGGGCGAGAACTTGTTGGGGTCCGTCAGGTCGAAGATGAACCTGGCATAGATGTCTTCCGCGCTGGCGGCGATGCCGGGCATCTCGATCTTGAAGTCGCGCAGCTTGGCCCGGCCGACACTGTCGATGAACATCCCGACCGGGCGGATCATCCCCGCAGGACGCTGGTAGTAGTACGAATATCCGAAGGCCGGGGTCTCAGAGAGGCGGGCCAGCTTCTGGCGCTTCAACGCGAAGGTCCACCCCGCGCAGGCCAGCAGGTATTGCCGGGACTCGTCATAGACATCGCGCACCGAAAGCCCGGTCTCCGTGGTCTCGGTCAGCGATTGAATGACGGTGTTGTCGACCTTCCGCAGCGCGCGGTTGATGATGTCGACATCCGATGTCGCCATTTAGGCGGCCTGTTTCGGAATCGGGAGTTTGCCGACGGCCATGTCCTCGGCTTCTTCCTGGTCCTTGGTGACGTAGACCGCCTTCTTGGTCTTGATGTCGCGCACCGCGAAACCGGCGCTGCCCTGGTTCGTCACATAGAACGGCGCATCGGCCTTGGGTCCGCCCTCGGCGGCCGGGTCGGGAACGGCGAGCGGGTAGCCGGGTTTCGGGAACAGGTGCACGGCGTCGCGCTCCGAATAGCTGACCACGGTATCGGCGATCGCGGCGACGCGGGTCTTCCCGTCTTCCTTGACGATCTGCTGCAGCTTGACCTCATCGCCGGCGCGCAGATGGTTCCGCAGCGGCAGGAAGAAATCCGGGTCCAGCATGTCGTCGACCGGGCAGACGTCGTGATAGGTGAAGGTCGATCCGTGGGGCGCGGCGTCGCCCAGGACCAGGTTCGGCGCTTTGGCGCGTTTGTCGGTCATTTCTGCTTCTCCTTGGCAACGAATTCATAGAAGTCGACGCAGCCCTTCCCGACCTCGCGGGTTTCGACGAGGCGGATCGGGTAAGACATGCGTTTGCGCCCCTCGTCCTGGATGTCGCGGACGAAGGCGGCGCCGTTCTCGGCATAGGCGATCATGAGTTTTCCTAGGGTTGGAGGTAGTCCATCAGCCAGTCGATCTCGTCCTTGCAGGCCTGCCAGTAGACAACGGCGTCGCGTTTCTCGGGGATCGTCTTGCCGGTTTTTTCCATCTGCTCCGCCAGTTCGACGATGCGCAGCGTGATGGCTTGGGGAAGGTTGGCGTCCTTCAATATGTGAAGTTCCTGGCGCGCCCGTTTCAGGCATTCCATCTCGATCACGGCGGCCTGGTGCGCGTCCTTGGCCTGCTCGTAAATCTCGGCGGTCTTTTCCTGCTTCAGACGTGCCTTGGCGTTCAGGGGGTCGTCCTGCCACATCGGATACGGGATCGGCTCGAAGGCGATGCCGCTGTCGGCCAGACGGGAAATCCTGATCCCCAGTTCCTTGGCCATCGCCATGCAGTGGCGCAGACCGATAAGCTGGTAGCGATACTCGGTCCCGAATTCCATATCGACGCCGAACAGCGCAATTTCGTCGCCGTTATCCTCGCCCCTGCCCGGCTCCGGGCGCAGTTCCAGGATCGCCATGAACATGGCCCAGGAAAAGCTGGACTTGATGAAGAAGGTGCCGAAGCGTTCCGCGATTTCACGGGACGGAAGCGGCTTGACCTCGACCCCATCGATCGGGAACAGCCCCCATATCTCGGCTCCGTTGGCCTGCCATTTCCGGCATTCCTCGGTGAGCCCCGCGCCTCTGCCCGGCGATTCCGCCGCCATGCGGTGCGGTTCGATGACGCGGTGAATGTTTTCCGTATGACCGTACCCGACGACCCACCGTTCCCAGGTATCGTCTTTCCACGGGGCGTGGACTGCGGAAGGTGCGGTTCCGATGATGGCGATTTTGCGCATTGATGCTCCAGAAAAGAGAGGGACGGCCCCGAAGGACCGCCCCGTCTCGTCAAACACCCTAGGCCAGGGTGCCGTAGGTGCCGCCGAGGATCGCCCAGCGGGTGGTGGAAACGGCCAGGAGTTCGACCCACTGCGTTTCCGCGTTGAGCGGAATCGTGCGGTCGCCCTGGGCGTTGACAGTGACGCCCGTCGCCGAAGTGACGACTTCGCGGGTTTCCGTCGCCGTCCCGGTCACCTGGACCCGGACCTTCGCACCAACGACCGGGGTCGGAAGCGTGAAGGTCGAGCCGGTGCCCGAGCCGATTTCGGAGAACCCGAACGCCAGGGTAGCATTGGCCGCCGAGACATCGCCGTTATACGGACCGTCGCCCCCGATGGGGGTCGTGGTCACGGCGCCCGACGACAAGGACTCGACGCGGAGAACGACCTCGCCGTCCGAACAGGACGCCGCGATCTTGTCTCCGACAACCAGGTTCAAGGCGTCGTCGGTGTTGTTGAAATACCCCGAGGCCGCAACCGTGGCCATGGAGTCCGAGGAGGCGTCGTACTCATAGGTAAAACGCCCCGGTGCACCGCCACTCAGGAGGTGCAGATTGCCAGCAGTATATGCCATTTCTCAGTCCTCCTCTTAGGTGGTCGGCAGCGCCGCAGTATCATCACCGATGGTGATCTCGATAACGCCCAGATCGTCGATCAGGCACGCCCCGCCGCTGAACATGTGGTCGATGAACCACGCGGCACGGTTGCCTTCCCAATCGAAATCGGCCTCGATGTCGCCGCCCATGGCATAGCCGACGGCGTTCTTGTGCCAGGCAAAGCCCTTGGCGCCCGAGGATTCCCCGGCGTTGGGCAGTTCCTGGTGGTTGGTCCACAAGATCCCCATCCAGCGCCGCCACATCGGGAACGGCGCGCCGTTCTTGAACGGCATACCGTTGGCGTCGACGTAATCGGCGGAACTGAACTGCTCCACCGTTTCGGCCGCGGCCCAGGCATTGGCGGTCAGGCAGCAATAGCGCTGACCGTCGTTCGGCACCTTGTTGGCGTTCAACGCCTTCGCGATGCCGAGCAGGGAGTTACGGACCGTTGCCGCCGACGTCAGCGTGAAGCTGACCGCCGTCTGCGTGGTGCCGTCCATCGCCGTGAACAGATCGCTGTCGATCGCCCGACCGCAAGCCCAGGCCCCCGCTTTCGCGATGGCGCCGCGCTCGTCGATGCTGAGCTTCTCCAGATCCTTCTTGTCCACGTAGTCACCGGCGTAACGGTCGGTGATCGTGCACTCGATGGCGGTGTGGTCCTGGTTCATCGGCGTGATGACCCCGTGACGCGCTTTCGTCGTCGCGATGCCGGCACCGATCTTCTGGAACGTGGTGGACGAACCGACCACGCCCGTCTTCATGCGCACCGCGGGACGAAGGATTCCGCCCATCGTCTGGAATTCGTGGTGCACATCGCGTTCGTACTGCTTGACGAACGATGTACTGACTGAAGTTGACACTGGTTTATCTCCTACCTGTGTGTCGTTTGCTCACAGGCAGCGCCCTTCGGTGGGCCAAACACGTTCGGGCCGCTCCGGTGGGCCCCTGTCGGGGGTCGGGCGGCCGCGCTTGCGTTCAGGTCGTCGGGGCTACGTCTTGCCGGGCTGGCGGGTCGCCCTATGGGCGGTGGGCCGCGGTTCCGGCGGTCGAATGACCAAATCTATGAATTGAGGTTAAAAGAGAGGGGTAAGGGAGGGCGGAACATTGCCCTCCACAGGGTTAATCAGCCGAACAGCTTGGACAGGGTATCGCGTTCCAGTTTGTCCCATTTCTGGGCGGCCTTCTGATCGCCCTTCTGCTGGGCCTCGACGCGCTTCTGGCGGTAGGTGTCGGCCTGTTCTTCCAGGCTGGATGCGGCATCCGATCCCAGGGGAACGTGAATGATGCCTTCGCCGATGCGCCGGCCGATCTCGGCGGTGCCCTTCATGAAGGCGGGATGGGAGCCCAGAAGCATACCGTTCTTCAGTTCCAGGGAACCGATATCCTCGTCCCAGAACGCCTTGGCGGCCTCGTCCGCGTATTGGACATTGGCCTTGTAGTCGCCGCCCCATTCCTTGCGCAGGGCTTCCTCGGCATTGGACAGGTAATCCTTGTCCGCCTTGTTCTGGGCTTCGATCGCGGCCTTGGTCTGGTCCTGCAGATAGGTGATGTGCTTCTCCGCGAGATCCTTGAACACGGCGTCGGGGACGTTGTGCTTGTGGAAGACCGCGGCGATTTCGGCCTGATACGCCTTGTCCTGGTCGGACTGCTCGAAGCCTTCGATTTCCGGGACGCTGTAGGCATCCGGCGTTTCGGGGATTCCGCGTTTGGCCCGGTATTCCGCGATTTCGTCGTCGGTGGCGTCCTCGCCCGGTTCGTTGACGGCGGTGGACAGTTTCGCGCGCAGGGCCTGGTTGTTCTTCAGCACCTCGTCCAAGGTCGTGAACTTGCCCGCGAAGTCGCGCAGCTTTTCATCCTCGATCGTGTCGCGCCAGGTCGGTTCGGCCTTCTTGTCCCCGGCCCCGTCCTTGCCCTTTTCGCCATCGCCCTTTCCGGCATCAGCGGCGGACGCGGCGGCTCCGGCATCGCCGGTACCGTCGCCGCCGCCCGCGCCATCGCCGTTTCCGGCGGCGTCGCCTCCATCGGCGGCCCCGTCATCGGAACCCCCGTCAGCCCCATCGGCCCCGTCATCACCGGCGGCGCCGACGCTGCGTTTCACGTCGGGATGCGCGGCATAGAACGCCAGCCAGCCCTCGGCGTCATAGACATCAAGCGGGCGATTAATCGTCATCGGATCTGATCTCCTTTGGTTCGGCGACCTCGGCGAAGGTCGCTCTCATCACGGAACGGGCCAATTCGGCGCGGCCCTCGGCACGGTTCAATTCCTCGCCATCCGTGGGCCGAAGGTCGGCGTCGTACAGACCGCCCCAGGCCACTATGGAATAGAGAACCCGCTTGCCTTGCGGGGTGCTTAGAAAGACCTGGCGGAAATCCCGCATCAGGTCGCTGTCGTCCTCGGATCCGAACGGCGCGCTGCGGTACAGTTCCGCCATGTGCTCGGCATAGTTCGGAACCCGTTTCCGGCGGAACCACATCTAGGCGGCCATCCCGCCGGCTGCGTCGGCCAGTTGCTTGACCGCGGCGGCCCCGGAATTCGCGGCGCCCGCGGCCTGCTCCGCCCCGGCAAGGTTTTCCATGATCTGCCGTTGCTGGTCGCGGTGCTCGCGCAGGGCCTGGACCTCGTCCGGCGAGCGCACGGCGACCGGGGCCACATCGTTGCTTTCCGCGTCGAAACGCAGCGCGGCGTCGAAATCCGCGATGTCCTTGATCTCCGGTTCGACCTTGGCCATTTCCAGAACCCGCAGCAGCCAATCCCGGGTCTGCGCGCTTTCGATCTGGCGTTTGGCCTTGTCGATCGGCGACGAGAACTTGAAACGGATTTCATGACCCTGCAGCACGTCCGGCGGCTTGCGGAACGTCATCGGCCCGCTGAAGTTCATGCGCAGGGACCGGCGCATCATGATCGCGAAGGCGCGCTCCACCAGGGGCGTGATGTATTCCGTTTCCAGGCGGCCGAAGACGGCGCCGATCTCGCGCACGAACTCCTCGCGGCGCTGGATGACTTCCGTCGCCGTCATGTCCGGCCCGTCAACAGGCAGGTTCAGGATGTTGCGGTAGAAGGCGGCGGCGACTTCCTCGCGCTCCTGCTGCAGCAGTTCCAGGCCGAAGGGCAGTTGCGCCCGGCTGTCCAACTGCTTCACGGGATCGTTGCCGAACTTGCCGGCCTCGACGGGGTCGAAATACGTCAGGCCGCCGGGGCGGTTCTGCGCCGGCCCCAGCAATTGGTTGCGGGCCGCGATCCAGGGCGGGTCCACCGCACGGTGGCCGGCCTTCAGCAGGGTCTTCTTGATCTGCTGGCAGGTCTGCGCGTCGGGAAGGGCCAGGGTTCCCGGCCCGCGGCCATAGGTTTCCCCGGCCGTGGTGTCCCAGCGCACCGCACCGCCGGGAAACTCGTCCATCCCGGATTCCAGAACCTTGTGCTTCTCGTCCGCCTCGATCACGCAATAGCGCCAGGGTTTGTGCATGGCGTCGGTGCGGCGCGGGTCGCGCTCGTTCCGGGGCTCGATGACCTGGATGAACTTGACCTTCTCATGGCCCTTGTCGTTCCGGATAAGTTCCTTCGACGCCTCGGAGAGGTTGTCGTAGCCCCAGCGCTGCGCCGCAACGTTCAGGGCGGTGCGTTCGGTTAGGTGGACCGTGTCGACCGCGCCGTCCGCGTTCTCGACGAAATGGGTGTCTTTCATATGCGTGGTGCGGAACAGGAACCCGTCACGGTTCGTGTTCTCGGTGCACAGCACGAAGGCATTGCCGATCACCACGATATCGGCGTCCGCTTCCCCGGTCGCCTGCATCCACCTTGCCTGGGGGCGATAGATTTCCTTGAACAGCCGGCGCTCGGAATCGTACAGCCATTCCGCGACCTCGGAATCGCGCATCAAGGCGTCGTCGTCGGTTTCGATCTCGAACCACTGGGTCTGCTTCGGCTTGATCAGCCCGTCGATGGTCGACGCCAGACCCCGAGCGGCCAGCATCGGGGAGGTGTCGAACAGGCGTTCCGTCTTCTGCGCGCCGGGCGTCCATTCCGAGGTGAACCCCATGCGTCGCGGCAACAGGATTTCGGTCGTGGACTCCCACAGGTCGTCGAACTGCCATCGGCCCTTGGTAACGGCTTCGTGCCGGGCCAATATGCGGTCGATCATGTCCATTTAGGCGGCGATCCCGGCGGTCTGTCCCAGCAGGCGCGGACGCTGCAGGGCGGCGTCGTTCTTGGACCCCAGCGGGGTCTGCGACGGCGGCACCGATCCCAGGCCGCGGCGGTTCTTGGCGTCGATCAACGCCTTCTTCCGGGCTTCCTCGTCTGCGGTGTCGTCGACAATGGGTTTGGCCTGCGCCACGGGCGCGGGCTTCGGTGCGGAAAACATGCACATCGGTCAGGATCCTTCCTTCAATTCGTCCCACCAGGGGTCCGTGTCGCGCCAGGCATAGAGGTGCATGGTCTCGCCGTTTCGGCCGGCCAGCGGCATCTCGGCTTCGTGAACCGCGCCCAGCGCTTCCATCCACGGTCCCGCCGTGGGGTGTCCGTCCGCCATCCGGGCTTCGGCCCTGCGGAATCCCCGGCGCCACATGTCCGGGATCAGCGTCTTGCGAATCCATTTCGTCAGGCCCAGCGCAACGCCTGGCCAGTCCGGCGTCGCCGCCATCGAGATACCGCAGAGGTGCGGGAATACGGGGTATGCCGCGACGAAAGCCGCGGGGCCGTCCTTGGTGTGGGCGGTCCAGCAATAGGGTCGTGTCAGGTAAAGCCGCGATGCGGCCTGGCCTTTCGGGGTATCGCCCAGAACGGCGCGGTATTCGGCCTCGTCTTCCGGCCGTAAATCGTTGAGAACGATCAGCAGGTCCGACAGACCCGCCGCGCGGATGATCACCAGGGGCCCGTGCTGTCCCCGGCGGCGCTGTCTCCCGGGCCGTCTCCACCCAGGCCGCCGCTGCTGCCGCCTTCCCCGGTGCCGCCAGGGCCGGTGCCGCCGTCGTTCATCAACAGGCGCTTCCTGCGGAAACGGTTCTCGGTCAGGCTCTCGACATTCTCCGGCGCGGACGTGCCGGCCGTTGCCTGAACGGTCCCGCCGCCGCCGCCACCTCCCATGAAGCACATCAGAGCAGCCCGCCGATGAACAGCGCCCATGACGCTATCGCCGTGACCATGCACACGGTGGAGGACGCGAGCGAAAAAACTCCGTGTCCCAAAAGGCAAGCCCGATCCGAGAGGTATGCGGAACCCAGCGAGAACGCCGCGACCGGAATGCCCATGGCGTGAAGGCTGTCTCCGCCGGTCAGGTGGTACGCCGCATTCAGCGCCATCGCGGACAGCACGATCGCGCGTCCGTTCGCGGCGATGTTCGTTTGCAGTTCCATCAGGTCAATTCTCCATCAATCGCAGCGCGCAAGGCCTGCTCCGCCGATTTCGGGCCGAGTTTCATGATCATCGCGTCGGCCTCGGCATCGGTCAGGGTTTGGCCGTTCGTCTTGGCAACGCGCTTGGTCACCTTGCGCAGTTCCGTGAGTTCCTTGTGCGACAGTCCCGCCAGGAAGGACGCGCCCGCCGTGCTGGGCTTCGGCTTCAGCCGGCCGATCGGCGTTGCCCTGCCGACCAGAAGGCGGGGGCTTGCCCCCTCCGGCATCCAGTCCGGAACCGGCGGACAACCCTCGTCGCCGATGTCGATATAGTCCCAGTCGATCGGGCCGGTCGCCACATTCAGCGCAACGGCATCCGATTGAATGGCCTTGACGATCTCGTCTTGCGCCAGGGCCGTATCCAGCGGGCCGCGGCACCAATAGGAATGGGCGAAGGTTAGGGTCATGCGCTGATGACCGGGCACGTATACAGCACGACGAAGTCCTGTCGTTGCGGATCCCACTCATGTCCTCGGAAAGGGCGGCCGAAGACCAAACCATCGCGCGCTGCTGCGCGGCCGAACGCGACACCAGCATCCCAATCCATCTTCATGGTTGGTTCGCCGATATAGGCAATATGATATTCTTTTTCGACAGGACGGGTGCCTGTGCGCACAGCCCATTGATCCGGGCTCACTCCAACGGCGGCGACGGCCGCGACGGAAGCAGTCCCAGCGATGAGCTGTCGGCGATTCAGTTCCATTTCATCCCTCACGCCGCGACCTCATAAACGATATGGTCGCCGTCCTGGGTGGCATTGACGATACCGGCACGACACATGGCCTGTAGAAGGTCGAGCCGTCCCGCCCACGTGTCAGGGCCTACGCCTTGTTCAATGCTTCCAAGAATGGCCGTACCGGGGCCAAAACTCCGAACATTGCCCATATTCATGACGGGCCGGACATTGGTGATCCCTGTATCCGGGTCAAAGCTCTCGACAACGGGGCTGACCTGTCGTCGCGTCCATTCGTCGAACTCGTCGTCCGTCTTGGGGCCAGTGGCGAGCCAGCCCTTGATTTCCTGAATTTCGGCCTCGTATGGCTCGTAACCTTCCATTTCATCCCTCATAAGTCAGCGGGTTGTAGGCTTCCTGGAACGGGTCCGGCGACCAGTTCCGCTCCTGCAAGGCGTGCCGGTTCTTGCGCGGCTTGGGGTCGATGCCCCCGACCGCCCAGGCATAGACGACACTGTCGCCCCGGTCCGGCGATGAACCCAGGCGCTTGATGATGTCTTCCTTGCTCTCGACGTAGATCTTCGGCGGGTTGCCGGGCCGCGTCGTGTAGAGCGGCGCCGTCAGGTCGGCCTGAAGTTTGGCGTCCGGCGGAAGCGCGATGTCGATCCCGTAATCCGGGTCCAGCGCCTCGCGCAGTTGCCACCACATTTCGGTGCGTTTGTTGACGAAGCCGAATTGCCCGTCGCTGCTCGATCCCAGGGCGCGCGCCGAACCGTTCAGAGGTTCATGGTCCATGCCGGACGCCATCAGGGCGTCGGTGACGCCGGCGCCGATCCCGATGGGGTCATAACCGATGGGCGCGCCGTCGCGGATCGTCTTCACGATCAGGGCCAGCACATCCGGCCCAGTCGGCGTTTCCCTGCCGGGAACCGAGATCACGTTGTCAAACCACCGCCCGAAGCGCGGGGCCAGGCTGGTTTCGTCCCTGCCGCCGCGTGCGGGGTCCACACCCAGCGCGGTCATCGCCGCATTGGCGGGCTTGCCCTGCTTCCAGCGCTCGTTCGCGGCCAGTACCCAGGCGGTCGGAATGACCTGCCACGCGCTGTCCTCGCGGGCGGCCATGAAGTTGCCGTCCCGCACCGCGCTGCGCATCGGTTCCGGCATCGCGTCCAGCGTCGCCTGATAGCCGGTATTGATCAGGAACGGATTGTCCTTCAGCTGCGCCGGGATGAATGTCCTCGATCGCGGCCGGTAGACTTGCCCGTTCCATTCCCGGCAATCGTCGGGGCCGTCGGCCTCCTGGTCCTTGCCGTCCGGGTCGGTCAGAAACCAGCGCAATTCCCCGGATTTGGCGGGCTTGGCGTGCATCGGATCCAGCCAGGGACCGAACATCGGAATAATCCATTGCCCGGCCGCGCTCAAAGGCGGGTTCGACGCCATGACGGTACGGACCCGTTGTTGCGACGGAATGTCCAGATCGGTATCGGCGGCGCGGTTCCACCCCATGACGAAGCGGACCACCATTTCGTTGAACTGACAGGCCTCGTCGAAGCCGATCAGATCGTGCGGGTTGCCCTGCCAGGTCTCCGCCTTTTCCGGTGTCGCCGCGGCTCCGAAATCGATCGTTCTACCATCCCACTTGAACTGCGGCGGCGGCGACGAATTGAGCCCCTTGCGCGTACCGGCGATGGCGACGACCCGCTCCACAAGCGCGGAAAGATCGGTGTACTGCACCCGCATCAGAAGCGAGCGTTGATGCTCCGACAAAGCCAGGCCGGCGAGCAATTCGCTTTTCCCGCCGCCGCCTTGCCCGCCGTAGAGCAGGACATCGGCCTTGCAGAAATAGGCCTCGGTCTGCGGGCCCGGATTAGGAATCCATTTCCGGGAAGCGGTGGCTTGCAATACATCCTGCGCCAGTTGCGCTTTATCGTCAGACGAGAGCGCATTCAGGCGAGCAAGGACATCATCCAGCATTAGCCGCCTTTTCCAGAATGAACACGAGGCGGCGAGCCAATTCGGTATCGCCAACACTTTTCGTTTCGATGGGTCCGCCGTCCTTGCCCTGCAGCGTCGTCGTCATCGCGTCGCCGAATCGCCTGCGGTCCATCTTTGACGCCTTCCATTTTCGAGCATCAATGCGGACACGTGCGCGGTTGGAATCCTCATCGGTGTCAGCGATTTCAATGATTTCGTCCGCGTAATGCTCAGCCTGGTCTTCTCTCGCATGGGCGTATTGGCTACTAAATTCTGGGTTATCTCGCAGCCATCGCCACACTGAAACACGGGTCGGCATATGGGCGTCATCGCAAATCTTGCGCAGACTTTCCCCCTCCGCGATGCGGATGCAAATCTCGTCAGCCAAGTCCTGTGTGAACATGGGAGGACGTCCGGCCGGCATGTCTAGTCGATTTCCTCGAAGATGACGGTGCCGTTCATGGTCAGGGAGTCGGCGGGCGCGGTGATGCGGATCACAAGGCGCTGGGACGGCTTAAGCACAATGGCCATCGGCGGGTCGCTGACCGCGCGCCAGTAGAACCCGGATTGCGCAAAGAACGTGTCGGACAGGATTGTCTCGGACCCGGACCCGCTGGCAACGGTGGTGTTGTTGCTTTCGACGACGCCGCCAAATGTGCTGCCGATCTGCGGGTTCCATTTGACCGGCGTGAGAACGGATCCACCGCTGCCGCTCGTTGGGTGGTCGCGCATGAACAAAACGGACAGCAACTCGGCCTCGGCGTCGCCGGCATCGCTGTATTGCCCGATGCGGATCTCGAGAATGCGGACGGCCTTAGCCGCCGACGCGGTGATCTCGAACACGTCCTGCGCGGCCGTTGCGCCTGTCGCCGAGAAGGCCGCGGAATACATGGCCATCTCAGCCCCCCGCCAGTTTCAGCACTGCGCCGATGACGATGATCACGCCGACGACCGCAGCCGCGATCTGCCATTTCGGGATGCCGTGCTTCTTCTCGGTCAGTTCGGCGCGCATACCGTTGGCGCGGTCCTTGGCTTTGGTGGTCACGTCGTCAACGATGTCATCAAAATCTGTCATGGTAATCTCCCTCTGTGTTGGGAAATGGAAAGGCCCGCCAACCGGAGTTGAACGGGCCTGGATTGTTGGCGCGGAACCGCAGTAAGGCGGGTGTTCAAATTCCCAGCGATGCCGAAATACTGCTGCAGTGCGCTACGCTCTTGCGCGGCGTGTGCCGCTCCGCCGGGAGGTGCTCGGTCACTACAACGGCTCTGATCACGATGGAGAGAGAAGTTGACCGTGTGTGCCAAGCACCTGCCGCCGGGGCGGAAAAGCGAAACCCGCCGCGACAATCAAGCCGGGCGGGCGCAAGTGTTAAGCCTCAATTTCTCTAAAATACCCTAGGCTGTACATGGTGTCAAGCATCACATACCCCAATGCTTGGCCAGTTTTTTCAGCCCGTCGCGTGCGTAGTCGAAACTCTCCGGCTTCGTGTCCCGCAGCAGATCCGCCACGGCCCGTTGCGTGCGTCTCGATCCCATCGCCTCATAGGCTCCTTCGTAGGCGTCCCGCGCCTTAGCGAATGCCTCCGGATCATCGATGCCTGGCGCGCGGCGGGCGTGTTCCCCGGCATCGGGATTCGGTGCGCAGATCAGCGACCGGAATCGTTTTGCCACGGCGTCGAACTTGCGGCCCGCGTCGTATTCGCTCCGGCCTATGTTCTCGGACAGGAACCATTGGTGCAGCAATGACCCGTCCCATGCCCGGATATAAGCCTCGCCTACGCACCTCGCCCGCTGGGCTTGCAGTTCGGGCGTACCGTGGTCCAACTGCTCTACAGGGTCGTTAACCGGCTTGTGGCCGGGCGTGTAGCCTCGGTTCTTCCGTTTCGCGCCGCGTCTCGCCATATCATGTTCCTTCTCCCCCTTTGTTGAACCCGCCCCTAACCGAATTCGGTTTGCGCTTAACCGAATTCGGCCTACTCCTGATATTCTCGTGTTACGATGTAGCCTCGTGCCTTGAGGGCGGTGATAAGTGTTTCCGCCGCTGGGATCTTCTCCCGCCATACAAAATGGCAGAAATCACCATTCGCGGCATAGCCGTCCGCGCGATCCATCGCATAGCTATCGTCTTCCCCATACGGTACGTCACCGGGCTCCAACCGCTCCGGGTCACTGCCATTCGCAACGCAGATTGCCTCCGCCACCGCTTCCGTGGGGCCTTTGGTGGTCACTTCTCCGGGCATGGTCCGTACTCCTCCGTGATTTGCGCCTCGACCTGTTCGCGCGTTACCGTGCTGCTGAAGGGCATATTTCCGTATACGAACGAAACCCGCTGCTGCCACTTCTCGCGGGGCGTCATGACGTGGTTCCGGGCTTCCTCGATCAGTTCAAGCAAGCGGTCGTCCGTGGGGCCACCTGGTCTGGTGGGTTGGGTCATTTGGACATCTCCCTTCCGCAATAAATGCAGTGGTCGCCGCCAATGGACGTGCAAACATAGTGATTCGTCACGTCCCGCGTTACGCGCCCGTCGCCGTCGCGATGAATGGTCCGCACAAATCCAGGGCGGGCGTTTATGACTTCAACCGATCCGTACAAGGCTGTGATGCGATACAATTGCGGATCAATCGCGTCGTGCACTTCCTTGCCGAACATATAGGTTGCGTCTGTCACTTCACCTTCCCTTCGTGTGGTATGCGCTCAGTGGGCCAGGGCGGATCACCGGGGCCGATCCATAGCGCGTCGGTCTGGTAGACGTACATCTTGCGGCGCGGCTTGCCCCACTTGTGACCGGTTTCGAAGCGTTCGGAATCCGTGTCCGGATTGTCTGTCTTGTCAGTCATGCCGTGCATCCTTTATCGCTGCCCACAGCATTCGGTGATATTCACGGCGGAACGCCTCATCGAGCGCAGATTGCCGTTCCAAGAGCGAACGCGCATCCGCCAAAGCCTGCGCCGCTGGAGAAGCGCCGTAGGTCTGGGCCGCCGCGATCCCCGGCACGCACGCCGCCGCCGGCACCGCCATAAGCCCGGCGAGGAACGCCCGGCGCGACAGCGCGGGCATCGTGTGGAAGTCGTGGTGGTCAGTCATGGTTGTCGTGCTCCTGGCCCAGCCGTTGCAGTTCGTCGAGGGCTTCCGCTTTGACATCATCGCCGGTGATGCCGGGGGAAAATGCGATGAAGTAGCCGCGCTTCCGGAGAAATTCGCGGACCTGCTCCGCCATCTCGTACCGCGTTCCGCTGGTAAGCGACCCAATGGCATCGGCCAGCGCATAGGTCTTGTGGTCAGTCATGGACCGCCCCTTCCTTCGGTTGGTTCGCCCTGCAAATGCCTTCCAACATGGATGACAGCACACTCCGCGGCACCTTCAACCGCAGCGCCCTCAAGTTGGCCAAAAGACGTTCTTGCGGCGTCGGTAATTTGATCACGTCACCCATTCGCTTGTTCCTTCGGTTCGGCCTTCTCCACTTCATCGGCTGCGGATAGGAGCCAGCGGGCGAAGTCTCTGGCCTGCTGCGCCGTCATGCGGCAATGAGACCATTGACTGGCGAGCATCCAAGCGCTGACCGTTACCGCCGCTTCGTATCGGTGATCCACATCACCTAAAATCGCACTGTCTCCGCCGTCGGACACAAACTCATAATCTTCCATCATATCTTCCTCACGCTTTCCAGTAGTTCACGGACGCGGGCCTTTTGCTCGGGAGTAAGGTCACGACCAAGTCTGTGCAAAATCAGCAGCGCCAAATCGCCATGCGTAAATTTCCGTTTCATCCCGCCATCCTCTCATCCTCGTCCTCGATCCCGATGCGCCGCTTGTTCGCCTCGTGCCCTTCTGCATCGTTCCGGGCCTTGATCGCGGCCTTTCCCGCATCGATGCGGGCCATCTGTTCAGGGCTGAGAGTCGCTTCTAGCAATTCACCGACAGGGATGGTCGCCTGCTTACGCTTGAATTCTTCCATCACCCGCGCCGCATGGGCCTTGCGTTCATCGACGCTTGCCCGGTCCATCTGCCGGGGCTTTTCCTGCCCGAATTGCACCGCTGAACGAATCCTGGCGCGGCGTTCCATTCGCTGCAAAATGTCGCTGTGCACAGCCTGGTTCAAATCTCCCGGCTTCGGCGGCTGTGCACCGTAAACGTAGTTCGCCTTGACCGTCTGGACCGCCTTCCACGCAAGGTCGCCCGGCATCTTTCCAAGCACCGCTGCGTAGTCGTCCATCAATCGGGTCACCCGCTTTTCTTCCAAGCCCTGGAAGTCCCTGATCCAGTTCCGAAGCGCCCCAAGGCAAACCGCCAGCGCTTCTTCGGTGCATGGCTTCAACGCCGCTTCGAACGTCCGAAGGTCTGCCGCCAAGTCACCCTTCCGGACCCCATCCGGGAGAAAAGTCGTTTCCGGACGCCACCCGCCTAGCCGCTCGGAGTATCGCTGCATCGCTTTCGGCAGATCCAGCATCGTCGGGGTTTGAATTTCCGCAGGTACGGTCATCGTATCCGCCCTCCATGAGTTTGGTGAATTTGCTTTCGGAAAGAATGAAATCAAAATCGGGCCGCCAGTTCGGATGCTTCCCGTTCTTCGGTGGATTGTTCAAAAACGACGAGGCGCGGATTTTCGAAAGCGCAGCTTCCCATCCCTCAATCCCGCCAACATCGCTGAGACGCGCTTTGAGTTTCGACCGCCGTGCGCTGGTCAGCTTTTGGACCTTGGGAACACCAATTTCTTCGGCCAATGCGTTCCAGGATTCGACGGCCCCTTCCTCTTCATTAACTTCTTTAGATTCTTTAACTTCTTTCTTATTCGTTCGGGGATCGTTCGGAGATCGTTCGGGGGTCGTTCTGGGTATCGTCTTATCTATCGTTCGGGCATCGTTTCCGTTCGTCTGGTAAGTATCATAATTGATTACATAAATTCGTGTGTGCCATCGTTCAGCCGTCGTTCGGATAAAACCTGATTTTTCAAGATGCTTTAGCGTGGCGTGTGCGGAAGCCTTCGAACATTCCCACGCTTCCGCGAGGTATGAGATGGAATAGGCGCACTCTCCACGGGTCAGCGTAACCGCCTGTCGGTTGATCCGAACGGTCGTCTCTTTCCACGCCGCGCGAAGCACCAACCACATGGCTGCATACTCGTCATCCTTCCCTCGAAACTGAGGGTTGCCGATGATGCCGCGCCACATGAGTACGAAGCCTTCACTCATTTCTTCACACCGTCCCGCCAAAGCATCAGTTTGAAGCCGAGCGCCTGGGCAAACGCTTGGATCGCCGCTGCGGAAGGATTGACGGAACCGTTCACGATATCGCTCCAATGCTTCCTGTTGTAACCGGCGTTCCGCGCCAAGCCCTCTTTCGTAATCCCAAGCCTTTGTCGCTCGCGATCCAGATGCTCGATCAAGTCGAAAATTCCAGCCATTTGATCCACCAATTATACCGCCGAGTCGGGAGTCAGCCGACATCGAATCACCCAACACCAGACCGCTTTTACTGGCCTTTTACTCCGTCGCGTGAATGTGGACTTTCGCTACTCTTGCGAAGTCAAGTACACACTTGAACGACGGGTTTATTTTTCCGCTCGCGATAAGATGCCACTGTGTTTTGTTGTACCCGGCCCTTTGGCTGAATTCGTATGTCGATAGCCCGTGACGGACGCGGGCATGGTCGATCTTGTTCAAGACGAGATGGTCCGTGTTGACCACTTCGACCTTTCGCCCGGCCCCGCTTTGCTTCGATCTAAGGCCCATTGCCGCCGCCTTCGAATAAAGCGAAGGCTTTGACTTGCCGGGAATGCGTTTCAATGCATCGGCATACGAACCGCCGGCCATGAGGATGGATTTTAGGATGGCGGCTTCTTCCTTGGTCCAGGTGTTCACGCCGATTCCTCCACCTTCCGTGGACGCCAGCAAACCGCGTGATGCTCGGGGCAATACGAACTGCCGTGCTTGACCGTCTCACCGCATTTGTGCGCGTCGTCGCAGATGTCGCCCGCGATGAACTGGCACGCCCGTTCGGCCCTTTTGACGTCGATCTCTTCGTCGTGCTTCTTCACCGGCTGCGGGCGCTGGCTTAACCCTAACCGATGCGCCTTGCCGATCACCGCGTTGCGTGTGACGCCGCCCAACTCCGCCGCTATGTCACGGGTCGTCCAGCCGTCCTTCCACAGATCCCGTAACCGGGCTTCTCTTGCGATGTTCCATTCCATTACGCTCTCTCCTCCTTCATCAGCCACGCTACGGCCCGGATAAAAGCCTTCTGCGCTTTGTTGAGTTCTTTCATGTCGTGACGGCGCTCGGCTCGCTGGACGCGCTCACGGGCGCTTAAAACGGCTTGCTGTGCTGCCCAGTGGGTGAGGGTCATGCGGCCTCCGCTGGCATGGGAATGATGGTCATGTTTCCCCCATCACGTGCGCGTGCAGGGGAATGCCCCAACTGCGAAGCGTCATCTCCACGGCTTTTATCGACCAGCACGTCGCAACAGGTGCGCCCGCTTCGGCTAGGTCTGCATGGCAAAGGATCTGGTTGTCGGTTTCCGTGTTCTTCCCCGCCTTCATCTCGATGAAGTACGCGCGGCCCCGATAGACGAATAGGTAGTCCGGTGTTCCTGCGCGGAGCCCCATTGCCTTCGCGATGCCACCTTCCGCTTTGGAGCGGCCCATGCCGTTGTTGATGAAGGTGAAGAAGCAATCCTTGGGAAGCGCGGAGACGAGGTATTCAGTCGTCGCGATCTGCAATTCCTGTTCGGGGCGGTTGACGTTCCTGCCCCGCTTTCGCGCACTCGCACGCGTAGCAACCGGCGTGCCAGTCATCAGATCATCCCCATCGCGGCCATGTAGGTTTCGAGAAGCGCGTCCGACTCCTTGCGCTCGTTCACGTCCTGCTTACGCAACTGGATGATGCGCTTGAGGGTCTTCACGTCGAAGCCCTGGCCCTTCGCCTCCTTGAACAGTTCGGACTTGTCCTCGTTCAGCGCGGTGATTTCTTCATTCAACCGTTCCGCGCGTTCCACGAAAGACCGGATGCGCTCGCCGGTAGAGTTTCGAGTGGCGTCTGTTGCTTGGAAGTCGTCAGGCATGTCTCACCTCTAAAAATGCCCGCCGGAGAAACCGGAGTCTCCCCGGCGGAGTTGAACAGGGAGGCGCGTGATTGTCGCCGGGAGGGGCGGTAGGCTCACGCGGGCCGTGACTGTTGAATAGAACGCGCCAAAACAGTTCACCCTCAAGAAGCCCAGCGGGTCCGGGCAATGTCCTGTCTCGGCGCGGGCATTCTCTTTAACCCGCTTTCTCTATAAGCCGCCTTGAGGTGCAGGCAGCCCTTAAGCCCGGCCACCTGTAATCAGGTCCGGGCATTGGGGGATGAGTCCCGTGTGGGGTTGATCTACCGAAAGAACCCGCTGGGAATTTCTTCGCACTTCCCGCGACACCACCCCACGACCGGACCGACATCGACTTTGTCGTCCCATTTGCATTCACATTTGCTTGGGTTGCAGACGCAGCTAACCTCAACTTCGGAGCCGTCAGGGGCGGTCCAAAAGCATGTGCCCCATTTCTCAGCTTGCCGCCTTGAATAGAAACCGTGTTTCATCACAACCTCCTGAACGCCTTGACGAGTTTCACCAGGGACAGGCCCGCGAATAGGCACATCAGCGCCATGAATTCCCAGCCGTCTCGATATGCCGCGACAGCCGCCGTGCCAGCGCACAACACCATGACGATGAACCAGAAAACGATCCTGCTTAGATCGGTGAGGGTTCTGTTGTTCATGGCTTCCTTCCCGCCAGTTTCTCTAACTGGTCCTTCAATGCGTTGATCTGCTTCCAGAGGTCGCGCGGCATGTAGCCTACGGTTACGAAACCGAGCGTCTGCTCAACGGCGATAGGACCACCTTTGCGGTGGAATCCTTCCCATCCGTGGAAGAAGACGACGAAGGCGCGGCGGCGGTCCTTCATCGGCCCGACCGTGATGTCCACGCGAACGCCGCAAAGCAGACCAGTCCGAAGAAACCGAACCAGGCAACGCCCACCCAATCGCCGTCAGCTACCCGCAGACCAATCGCGCCTGAACATGCGTAGACAGCACCTTCCCACAATCTCATCCTTCACCCTCCAGCAACGCCACCAATGCCTTGAGAGCGTCGCGCTGCTTGTCAGTTTTGATATCGTCATGCGTCATCGCCATGACCGCTTCCATAGCCTTCATGAACCCTTCGGACTCGCCCGCCGTCTTGCGGAGAGCGTCAATCTCATGGGCGCGGATCGCCCTTGCCTCGCGGTACCAGATCGACTTCGCGCGGGATTCCGTTATCCCAACCTTTCGCGCCGCCCTTCTGATCTGGTGGGCAATCAATTCCCCTGGACGAACCGGAGTAGCGGCCCGCCGAAGCAGATCACTCGCAGCCATCACGTCAGCCATTTCTGAGTTCTCCGAAGGATTTTCGGACATCTACGAAATCTCCCATGCCATGTTTTGAACATGACGAACGGAGACGCGCAGAGCGTCCTAACGGAGACTTACAGACATGAAGACCAGACACCGCAGACCCGAGGAACCCGAGCGCTTTGCAGAGCGCAATGGGAAGCCCGTGAAGGTCGGGGATCTGGCGAAGATCATCTTGAACCGAGTGGGAAAACGGCTTCCCAAGTAGCCGACACACGAGGGGCCGAGACGGGCGGCGGCGGGGGTAATGACCGCCGCCCGCTCTGCTATGCGCGTGGGGAGTGCGCGCAATCTGTGTGCCGGGGGGATGCATCAGGCCGCTTCCGCGTCGAAATCTTCCCAGCCGACATTGCCGCCAGTCAGGTCGATGATTGCTTTCATGGTCGCCCGGCGCGGAAACCTTTCACCGCGTTCCCACAAGCGAACAGCTTCAACAGTCACGCCGACCTGCTTCGCGAAGTCGATGCGGCTAACGGAATTTGCGTCAAGGTAATCGGTCAGTTTCATGCCAGAACACTACCAACATAAAGTTGGTTTTGCAACGACAAAATGTTGGTTGGCTAAAATGTTCCATAAGGGAAGGATTCCTTATGGCTAAAGACCCCGATTATTTGATTAAAGAGCAGTTCGGTCGGCGATTGCGCCTGGCGCGCGAAGCGTCTGGGTTCGCAACCTCAAACGAGGCCGCGCGCATTTTCAATTTAGAAAATGAAACTTATCGGCTCTATGAAGTCGGGAAGCGCTTCCCTAAACCCCACATATTAGTGGCTCTTTCGGAACGGTTCAACGTGACCCTCGACTATTTGATAAAGGGTCCACCCCGCGCGACGAACGAAAACGTAGCCAAAACCGCATAGCATCAGAGCCTAAATTGCCCCCTCAAAATATGTGGATAAACTAAACCAACATTTTGTTGTTGCATGACCAACATAAAGTTGGTAGAACGGTCTCCATCAACGCGATGGAGATACGCAATGACGCACACCACAGTCAGCTTTCAAAACGACGGATTGATCGACCTTCGGGCCGTTAAGACCTTTGGCGTGTCCGTCAAGGAAAGCGACAACCCAATCGGTTTCTTCGGCACCGGCCTGAAATACGCGGTCGCCATTCTGCTGCGCTCCGGCCATGAGGTCGATGTTTGGCGCGGGATGGATCAATACTCGTTCGGCGTTACGTCCGTGAGCGTTCGCGGTGACGACTTCGATATCGTTACGCTCGACGGCGAAGAACTGGGCATGACCACGCAGGTCGGCAAGACTTGGGAAATGTGGATGGCCCTCCGCGAACTGTACTGCAATACGATGGACGAAGGCGGGGTGGCCGAGGAAGGCGAACTGGCCCCGGAGGATGGCAAGACGACCATTCATGTTCGGGGTGTTCCTTTCAGCCGGGAATTCGCCGCCAGGGATGAAATCTTTCTATCAGGCGAGCCGATTGCCAAATTTGGAAAGATCGAAATCCACCACGGCCATAGCCCATTTCTGTTCTATCGCGGTGTCCGTGTTTACGGTCTCTCCGAACCCTCGCGCTACACCTACAACATTATTGGTGCGATGGACCTGACGGAAGACCGTACCCTTAAATATTGGTTTGAGGCTCACCATCACCTTGTCCGGGGATTTGCGGCCTGCACGCGTAAGGACATCTTGAGCGATGTTTTGACTTCGCGCGGCTTTGAAAAGTCCCTGGACTATTCCGCAACCACGGTTTCCCCGTCTGCCGAGTTTATTGACGTGGTTGGTGCGTTGCGCCGCGAGATGAACCGCGACCTGAATAGCACGGCAAAGCGGTTGCACGTCAATGTCACGGGCGATGACGACCGCTTCAAAGAGGTGGATTTGTTGCCCGCCGAACAGGATCAGGTTAGCCGCGCCGTCGAGTTCCTTTTGTCCGCTGGCGTGACCGTGACGGACTACCCGATCCGCGTGGCCGAGTCCCTTGGCACCGGAATCCTTGGGCTGGCAAACCGGAAGACCAACGAAATCTGGATTTCTCGGCGCTGCCTGATGATGGGCGGACGGATGCTGATCGGTACGATCTTGGAGGAATATCTCCACCTTGCGCACGGCGTCGATGACGAAACCCGCGAGATGCAGAATTTCTTGGTCGATCTGGCCGTGACGTTCGCTGAACGCTGGGTCCATTCCGCCTCTTCCATGCAGAACGCAGCCTAACGGGAGATACGCAATGAACCTCGTCACAGTTTCCTTTTCATATCCGATTGAAATCGACGGCTACGAGATTGGCCTTATTGAAGGCGACGCGACGTTTGCCGTCTACAGCAGCGATGAAGCGTATGTCCGTGAGATTGAGGCGGACGGCGCTCGGATCGTGGACGGCAAGGTTGAACGCAAGGCCGTCGAACTCGACCGCGACTTCCCCCTCTACAACGACCTCTGGTGCCATGTTGAACGGACATGCCGGGACGACGCGATTGAAGCGTATCGCGCGGGTGAATTCTACACCGGCCCGACCCGTGCGGACATCGTTCGGGATGATCTGGCTGCGGCTGCGGAGTGAGGACGATGGCCCTGCGAAAAGACGGCGTTCTTGTCTTCGACCTCGACGACGCACTCACGTTCGGAAAACACAAAGGAAAGACCCTCGACACCGTTGCGCGCTCGACGCCCGGCTATATCGCGTGGATGCGGAAAAATGTCGAATGGGCGGACGTTACGGCAAGGGTTTGGAAACTAGCGGTCGCGGTCGGCATATCGGACAGCGAGGACGCTGCGGACCGGTTTGGCGCGGCAGGCGACTGGGGTTTTAGCGAGTTTTAAGCCCGCGCGGCTGCGGAATAGGAGAGAACGATGACCTGCACCGATGTTGGAATTCATTTCAATCGCGACACCAGTAATCCCGTGCGCCTGAAATCTCATGCGGTATGGGTTGCATACTCGGACGGAGATGAAAGAGCCCTCACGTCGATTAGCTTCGAACATGAAGCGAAGATCTACGGATGCCCTGCGGACTTCCGCCGCCTTGCCGCCGCCTGCATCGAAGCAGCGGAGAAGGGCGAGGCGCTGGAACGCGAACATGCGCCCCAGGCTGCGGAGTAACGGATATGAGCACGAACACATGGGGAACCATCTTCAACCGATATCTGGCCAATGGTCATGATCATGGGTCGGCGGCTTTTGCAGCGGATCAATGGGAAAAGCGTCAAGACCAGACGCGCTGGTCGAGGTGCTGTTCAACGCACTGCGAGCGCCGCCAGGAGTGCGCCTCGCCGCATGAATGCTGCGCTGCTGCGGAATAGGAGAAGGCGATGCTTTGCCCGGTTTGCGATGGTAGCGGTTCAATTTTCACCTCGAAGCACGGCTTTGAGTGGTGGGATTGCCCATGCTGCAAAGACACGGGCGTTCGCGTCCAGCATGGCCCGGCCCTGATTGGCCCTGGCGCACGCAAGAAGCAATCAGCCCGCGCGGCTGCGGAATAGGAGAGAACGATGGGTAAGAGCACATACGACCCCGGAAACCCGGACCATCAATTGCCGTGGGAATACGAAATGATGGCGCGGTGCGGCGGGCTGACCATAGAGCAAGCACGGAACATTTGGCGTCTGGCATTCATCACCGGCGCTGGCGAGGCGCTGAAAGATACCAACGAAATGTTGGAACGCGTCAAGGGAACGCTGGACGCCAAACGCGCGGCTGCGGACTGACCCATGATCTTCTGGCTAATCCTCACCCTCGCGACAGGAATCACGGTTCCCGAGCGGGTCGATAGCTACCCGGCCTGTCAGGTGCGCGGATACCAAGCCGTGCAGGAGGGACGGGCCAAGAGTTGGGAATGCCGGATCGGGTTCGATGAACCACGGATTGAGACGGAGATTTGAGATGGGTGAATACGCAGACGACGACTTTCGCGAAGATGGCGGAGATGAATACCTGCACCGGATCAGACATCAGGGATCGCGAAACCGCGCCGGGCTCGCCCGCGATGGGCGCGGGGCATCTCCGGAATGCGCCAAGCCCCATGAAGACCGCCTGCGCGAAGAAAACGCCCGGCTCAAGGCTGAGAACGAACGGCTGCGGGGCACCTTCCGTGACCGGCTAACGAAGGGCGGCTGGACTTGCGCGTTTCTGGATGGCCGCAACGAACACGGTTGCTGGGTTTTGTCCCTGCCCCCGGGGAACCTGACAGCAGAAGCCGAGACGCAACTTTGGAGGGATATGGACGATCAAAGCAGCGAGCTTGCCGAGAGCGTCATGAAGTCCGCCGAAAGCCACGGTTTCGAGGCCGGGATGTGTGTCGTTCTTACCGTCTATTTCGAAGACGACGGCACCGCCTATGACCCTCAAGTCGATGAAGAACTTACGGTGCTGTTTTATGGCACGCCCGACGAACAGCGCGCAGCACTGAGAGAGACGGAGATTTGATGATGCCTGACTTCATTTCCGATTTTCAAAAGGAATCCATCGCGCTCGGTGAACTTGAGCGGCGGGAAAATCAACGGCTCGAACTGATCGAAGAAAACGCCGCCCTCAAGGCTGAGAGGGATCGGCTGCGGACGTCGCTGCGACTGATCCAGAGCCGGGCGCAATCATGCGTCACACAACGCGCTGAATCTGACGACAAGATAATCGCGGACCACATCGAACAAGTACGCGACATCGCCCGCGCAGCACTGGGGGAAGACCGATGAGCAAAATCCAGGAAATGGCCATACAAACCATCGTCGAGCAGGCGGATAAGAACTTCAAGGCGTCGATGGATATGATGGACCTTCAAGAAGAAAACGATCGTCTCCGCGCTGACATTGCGGAACTGGTGGCGGCGCTGCGGGCATACATGAACGCTACGGACTATGCGTGCCTTGTGGAAGACGACAGCCCGCACGCTGAGTTTGCGGAACCGCTTCGGAACGCATTGGACGTCATCTCCAAACACGGAGTCGGCAAATGATGAACATTCAAACCAGAATGATCGAAGACGACTACCTCAAGGTCGTCGACGAGAATCTGAGACTGAGCAAAGAGAACGCGGAACTGGTGGGGGCGCTGCGGCTTGCACGGAACACGCTCGACAGCATCCGTGGTGCCGTGGAGTCCAACCAAGTCGTGGATAAAGACGTTCACGGGCTGTCTGTCGCGCGCCGGAACGAGTTCGACACCATCATCTCCAAACACGGAGGCCGCGATGCGTGACTTCATCCACTTCATGCAATGGATGGCTATCTGCGCCGTGATGATCTACGGCCCGGTCGCCCTTCATGTGAACGGGATTATCGACCTTACGGAGTATTTGCCATGACCCGTGAAGAAATGTTGGAACGCGCCCTGATGGATCTGTCCTGCGCCGCGCTGTCCTACACCGCAACACACGACCCGCGTTCCCTGGCGGTTTTGAACGAAACCATGCGGGAAGCGGACGAACTGATCCTGGGAGGATTCGATGAGCGCAGCAAAGAACATTCACCATGCCGCCAGTCTGTATGGTCAGCGGGTGCGTGACGGCAACACCCCGGCGCCGGAGGGTAAGGATATCGCTTACCTCAAAGCTGCACGGGAATACATCGACTTCCTGCTGACCGGCGAGGGCGATCCCTCTGCGAAGGCCGGGACGGTGTTCTTCGAACATGATGAGGATGTAGCAGCATGAAGACCAAAACAATCAATGCGGTTATCGCGAAGAAGATGCGTGCGTGGTGGGACTCCATTGAAGACGGCGAACTTCGCAGCCGTGTCGAGAAGCATACGGTCGTTACTGGTGGCTGCATTGCTTCGATGCTCCTTCGTGAGAAGGTCAGCGATTACGATGTCTACTTGCAGGACCACGCCACGACCCTGGATCTAGCTAAGTACTACGTTTCGAAATTCCAAGCCAGCCGGAAGGTCGGTGACGGCATCGCAGCACCCATTGCTGTTGTGGACTCAAACGACCGCATCTCTATCAAGGTCCAGTCTGCTGGTGTTGCGTCCGAAGATGAGTCCGGGACGAAGTATGACTATTTTGAAGGTCGGCCACCGGCAGAAGCGCAGGCTTATGTCTCCGAAGTGATGGACGACCCCAGCGAGATTGAGGACGCAAACGAAGCGACCGAGGCTCAAGCCCTGGAAGACGATGGCTGCGATTATCGTCCGGTTTTCCTTTCGACGAACGCTATCACGCTTTCCGGGAAAATTCAGATTGTCATTCGGTTCATTGGGACGCCGGACGAAATCCACGAAAACTATGATTTCGTTCACTGCACCAATTACTGGACGCCGGAAACTAAAACAGTTCTGCGGCAAGATGCATTGGAAAGTCTGATCACCCGAGAACTTCGGTACATCGGTTCGAAGTACCCCGTTTGCTCAATCATCAGGACCAGAAAATTCATCGCCCGTGGGTGGACAATTAACGCCGGACAGATGGTGAAGATGATCTTCCAATCCAGCCAACTGGACCTTACCGACGTGAAGGTTTTGGAAGAACAGTTGACCGGCGTGGATGTCGCCTATTTCCACGAGGTTATCGGAAAACTCAAAAACAAGGGAACGGACCGGATAGAGGGGGCATACCTTCTCGAAATCCTGGACCGCATGTTCTGACATGAGCGAAGCAACAGCAAGCATTGGGCATAACAACCCGCCAGAGCCGACGCCTTACGACAAGTGCGTTGAAGACGTGGAAGCCTACTACAACGAGGCCAAGAGCTGGCTGGACGGCGACCCTATCGACAGCGAACCGTTGGCCGATGGTGTGTCCAAACTTCTGGATTCCCTGCGGAAACTTTCGAAGGAGGTAGACGCATGCCGGAAGGAAGAAGCCAAGCCCTTTGACGACGGCAAAAAGGAAGTCCAGGAACGCTACAACCCGCTCCTGGAAAAATGCAAAACAGCGCAGGACGTGTGCAAGAAGGCACTGACGCCTTGGCTTGAAAAACTGGACGCCGAGAAGCGCGCGAAGGAAGAAGCCGCACGGAAGGAAGCCGAGGAAAAGCGGGCGGCGGCGCAGGAAGAAATGCGCAAGGCACAAGAGTCCGCAGACCTGGAAGCCAGGGAACGTGCCGAGGCAATGGCCAAGGAAGCCAAGAAGGCGGAAGCGGCGGCGGACCGTGCGTCTAAGGACAAGGCGCACGCAAAGGGCGGCGCACGAGCCGTCGGGCTGCGCACCGTGTACGAGCCGGAAATCACTGATCCCGTTGCGGCGGCGCGGCACTTCTGGACCGTGCGACGGACGCAGATGGATGAATTTATTCTCACGCTCGCCAGGCAGGAAGTGGACAAGGGCATTCGGAATATTCCCGGCGTCGTCGTCCATGAAAGGAAGGTGGCGCAATGAACTGGGAGGACGCAACCAAGGAACTGAGCAAGCCGCTCGGCAAGGCGCACGTCAAGGATCGCGTCCAAGGCGGACGGAAGGTATCCTTTGTCGAGGGCTGGCACGCCATTGCGGAAGCGAACCGGATCTTCGGTTTCGACGGATGGTCGCGGGAAACGGTTTCGATCACATGCGTATCCGAGCGGGAGCGCGCCATTGGCCGGGAGCAGAAGCCCGGATGGGGCGTGACCTATACCGCCAAGGTTCGCGTTGTCGTCGATGGCGTTGCGCGTGAAGGCTGCGGAGCCGGTCACGGGATCGACCAGGACTTGGGCCAGGCCCATGAATCCGCGATCAAGGAAGCCGAGACGGACGCCATGAAGCGGGCGCTGATGACGTTCGGCAATCCGTTCGGCCTAGCGCTGTACGACAAGACGCAGGAGCATGTCGCGGACAACCCGGACGCGCCGCCTCCCGTGGACGAGAAAGCCGCGATGGCATCCATCAAGGAAGACCTTAAGTCCGTCCAGACGGTCGCTGATCTTGATGTGTTCTGGGCATCTCCCGAGACGCAGCAGCGCGTTGCGAAACTGCCCGGAAAGTCCGGCGCAATCATGGCGATGAAGGACACCCGCGAAATCGCGTTGATGCTCGGCGAGGCAAAAACCCTCAACGACCTGGAATCGGTTTGGAAGGAAAAGACCGGCACGCTGGAGAAACTCAACCAACACATGCCGAAGTGGTACGCCGATTTGATCGTGCGATACAACGACCGCAAGGCACAGATCGCAGACAACCACCAGATCGAACACGCGAAAGGACAAGCGGCATGACTTACACCAAGCAAGAGGCGTTCGACACCGTGGCGAAACACCTGTTTGAACAGGGGCGCGCGTCAAAGCGGGGTGTGTACTGCGCCTATCGCGGCGAAGGGGGCACCAAGTGTGCCGTAGGGGTGTTAATCCCAGATGAACTGTACGACGAAGAAATGGACAACACTGCGTATTCCAACCCCACCGGCATCTTCACAGTGGTCAGGAAGTTCCCGGAACTAAAACGAATTTTTGGGCGCGGAAAAGCAAGCATCATTCCGATGCTGGGAGACCTCCAATACCTTCACGACAGCGCAGAATGGGGACGCACCAACACCACAAGCCTACGCGCCGCACTTCGGAGAATAGCGAAAGACTATAGGCTGTCCCCCGCCATTCTCGAAACACTTTCCTTCAAGGATCGATAAGACATGGACGGAATTAATAAGGTGATCTTGGTAGGCAACGCCTGCGGAGACGCGGAATCCCGCACACTTCAAAATGGCGGGAAGGTGGTCAACTTCACGCTCGCCACGAATGAATCCTGGAAAGACAAAAAATCCGGAGAATGGAAGAACAAGGCCGAGTTTCATCGGGTCGTGATCTTCAACGAGCACATCGCGAACGCCGCCGAAAGCATCGTGAAGAAGGGCAACATGCTTGCCGTAGAAGGTTCGCTGCAAACCCGTGAATACGAGAAGGACGGTCGGAGGGTCTACACGACAGAAGTCGTTTTGCAGCGCTTCAAAGGCGAACTCACTCTGCTGGCGAAGAAGGACGGCCAGAGTAGCGGCCAGAGTGACTCTGGCTATGGCGGTGGCGGGCCGGACTACAGCGATGACCTCGATTCCGAAATCCCGTTTTAGGGCACTGTAACGAAGGAGAGTGATGATGTCCGACAACCCAAAAATCTATTGTTTCTCCAACGTCGTGGGTGGGGGCGACGGCCCGGCAGTCGCTTTGGCGGAAGACGGGACTGTCCTGGGGTCTCATTGGTGCAGCCATGAAGGGTTTGTTTGCAATGATCTCGGCGTGAACGAAGGCGCGCGGCCTGATCGGCATGAGACTTATCGCAAGCACTATCCGGACGGCTACGAGATGGAGTTTGTCCGGGCATCCGACGTTGCCGGACATGAAGGTTTGCAAAAGGCGTTCGCGCTGAATCAGGAACAAGGCAATGCCGCGTAACGCCCGCCTCACCCGCCGCAAGCCGCCCAAGTCCGGCATAAAGCGCAACACGGACACCGTGAAAAGCCGGGGGCACGATCAGTGGATTCGTGGGTTCCCCTGCGCGGTCCAGAATTCAGATTGCTGGGAGAAGATCGACGCGCACCACGTCCTCACAAGGGGCGCTGGGAACGGTGACGACAAGTTAGTCCCATTGTGCCGCTTCCACCATGCGCAGTGGCACGACATGGGCCGCGAGACATTCGACAAGCGGTATGGCGTGAACCTCCTGAAGCTCGCTGCTGAACTATGGCAGAGGGACACGTATCACCGATTGAAGTGGGAGAACCGGGAATGACCCCCATCATCCTCCGCTCCGAAGTCCAGCGGGAATTCGCGATGAACCGCCTCAAGGTTCTGAACATCGGGGCGGAACTGCTGGAAGTCGTGATCCGCAAGCATTCCCCGCTCAAGACAAACCCGCAACTGCGGACCGTGCATATGTGGTTCAAGGAAATCGCGGCGGAAACCGGACACACGCCGGAGGACATCAAGGCTTTGATGAAGGCGGAATTCCTTGGCCGCGAAGTGCGCGAGGTCATGGGCAAGGCAGTCGAGACAACCCCGTCCCTCGCGGATCTGAAAAAGCAGGAGATGACGGACTTCATGACGCGCGTCCTGGCATTTGCAAATGAATTCGGCGTGGTTCTCACGCACCCCGACGATGCGCCCGGCCAAATGGCGGCGGTGCGGTGATGTCGGAAGCGTCCCCTAAATGACATGCCTGCGGAGATACCGGTCAATGAGTGTTCGAACGATTTCAGCAACCGACTTGCCTTCTGCGGCAGCCAGGTCGCTCAACTTTTCGAAGTCTGCCGGGCGCATCGGAACGCGCATCTGGTGGGTGAATTCCCGACCGGCTGGGCGACCAGGGCCGCGCTTTTCGTTAGCCATAAAAACCTCTTGCAATTCGTTTTTCTATGGCTATATTTATAGCTAACGAAACCAAACGTCAAGGAAGGCCGCGACAATGCCGAAACTCATTGATAAATATTCGAACGGCGTCGAAATCTGGGAAGTGGACTGCGAGTTCTATGTCTATGGCGTTCTCCATTCCGGCGACCCTCGCGTATGCCCGTCTATCGGCATGGCCCGTTCCGTTGCGGCAAGCGTGTAACATGCAGACGGTCGCGGCCCTCTACGTCGAAAAGGACGGCGCGTACTTTGGTCTGCCTCACGTTGACCCGTGGGACGCGGGAAGAGACGCGCGCTTGTACGGCGGGCCGCACCCAGTTGTTGCTCACCCTCCCTGCGAACGATGGGGGCGCTACTGGCACGGCGCACCGAACAAGCCGAACCAGTACCGCCAGGGTGACGACAATGGCTGTTTCGCCGCTGCGTTGCACGCCGTCAGGCTCTATGGCGGTGTGTTGGAACACCCGAAAGACAGCCACGCTTGGCGCTGGTTCGGGCTGAACAAGCCGCCGAAGGAAGGCGGATGGATCGAGGCGGACGAGGTTGGCGGTTGGACCTGCTGCGTTGAGCAAGGGCATTACGGCCACCTGTCCCGAAAGGCGACGTGGCTCTACGCGCATAGCGTCGAGATGATTGATTTCATTTGGGGTCCGTCGCCGCAGAAGATCCATCCGGTTGCCCTTGAAAAGCATGGATACGCGAAGGCCCGCCGTATCGGAATGATGGCGATGGTCGGCGGCAAGGACAAGACGCGCATCCGCAACGCAACCCCGGAACCGTTCCGCGACCTGCTGATAAGCATGGCTCGCACGGCGTCGCCTAAATGACAGAGGCAGGAATGTTAAGCGAACCCCAAAACAACGCGCTCAAGTACGCTACCGCCGCACGCATTGGCGATGGCTACTACTGCGAAGTTCAGTATCTCGGCAACACCCGTGCGACCCTTAACGCATTGGTCAAGTCCGGTCATTTGGAACACGCGGGCGGCAATCGGTATGGCCTCACCGAGAAGGGTGAACAAGCCCGCGACATTCTAGTCAATCATACCTGCCAGAAATGCGGCGGGCGCACGCACAGCCAGGAAGCGGCCTGCATCCATTGCGGTGAATTAAAGCAGTGGGCCAAAGACGATATCGCGGCGGGCGTTGAGCCGCAGGCCTTCCCCTAAATCAGAGTTCACCAACCAGACAGCGAAAGGAAAAAAGCTATGTCTGACACCATCGAGAGTACCAGCGACGAACGCACGACCAACAACACGATGCGCCACAAATATCGCGTCCTGTCCGACGAAGAAAAGCAGCAGATGCAGGACATCAAGGACAT